ATGTCTGCGGGTTTGCGGCGGGCATCGGCGCTGGCTGCGATTGTCGCCATGGCTGTCGGCGGAGCGAAGGTTGTCGATGACCACACCCTTCCTGGTAGTGGCTTTTCGGCCGTCGCGACCGTAGCCGCGGACCCAACGGGGCCCACGGGCGGGGGGATGGGCCCTGGGGGTATGAACGGCTCTCAGTTCCAGCCACCGCAAATGCCCAGCTCGATGCCTGATTACCAGGGTGGCAACAACCAGCCGCCGCTGGATCAAAACAATGGCATCTCGATATACAACAGCGGTAGTCCGCAAGCGCCCCAACAGGTTCCAGGTCAGCAGGCCGGGCAGCAGCCCCAACAGGCGCAGCAGCCCGCTCATGGGACGCAGATACCTGACTACCAAACCGCGACTCCCTACACTCAGGGGCCCGGTAAGCCGAATCCTGATTACCAGGCACCGCAACAGAATTCGCCACAACAGCCGCAACAGGGCCAGCAGCCGCAACAGCAACAGCAGCCGCAGAACAAGCAGGACGATACGACGCAGCAGTTGGATCAGCAGCAGCAACAGCGTCAGCAGCAGTGTCAGTCTGCGGCCGAGTATTACGGCATTGCTCAGCAGATGCTTAGTTTCATGGCTTCTGCAGCGGGTGGTGCCGGGTCGTTGTTCCAACAGCCCAGCCGCAAGCTCGGCCCCGGTGACGAATGCAACTGCGCACCTGAACAGGCCGGACCGCAAGACTCCGAGCCGTCGCAGGAGCCTTCTAACCAATCTGTATCGGATCGGAAAGTCAACTGCGAAGCGCCCCGGCAGACAGCCACGGGTGACGACTTGGACTTCAGCATCCCGAACACAGGCCGCAATCTAGGTGGGGATCCGGGCAAGATCGGGGAGCATCCGAAGCTTGACGGTGCGGACAATCCGCTCAATCCGCAGTTTCTTCCCAAGGACCAGCGTCCAATCCCGACTGGGACAGCTCTAGGACCGCAAGGTAAGCAATATGCGTTCTACAGCACGCCCAAATACCACAATCCCGACGGGACTCTCAACGAGCACTATGTGACGCCGAACTCCGCCATCGTCGATCTTGCTCATCCCGACAAGATCATCGGCAACTCACCGTTGGCACAAACCAGCGGAGCATTTGATCCTAAGACAAACACCATGCTCTTAGCAGGGAACACGTCGGCAGATCCGGATACGACCGGTCGTGCGTTGTATCAATCTGCGCCGATCGACCCCAAGAACCCTAATAGCTGGATCAACGGCCCCTTTACGTATATCGGACCGCTGTTATCTGGAAGTCGGGAGAGTCAACTCATTGCTCTTGGCGCCAAGGGAGAAGATGGCTTCTTCTTCGCCGAGTCATCTGCAGGTCGGTCCGCTACGGGCGTCTTGGCGTCGACAGCCAAGGAACTCACTGAGAAAACTGTGGGCGATGTCCTGGTAGAAAACGTTGTCAGTAATATCGGGGGTGTGGATGGGGTGTACGCGCCGACCATCACAAAACAGGGCCTGGATTCTGCTACCAAGATGGGTAGTCTGGAGCTGAAAGTTAGCCAGTTCTGGGACCCCGCCTGGATGGCTGCTAACCGTGAAGCTGTTAACAACGGCACGGCGAAGGTGCCCTACAGTCCACGTATATACACGACTAACTGCACGATTCAATAGGAGAGCGTGATTATGAAGACACGAGTTTCATACGCATCTGCTGCATTTCTTGCACTAGCTATTTCGGCATGCTCTCAGTCCAATATTGCTTCTGCTGAACCGCCAGGATTCCCTGATCTCAATGGTTTCTCAGAGGCGCCGGTAGCGTCGTACACGATGGGCTGGGACAGAGGCTCAAAGACCATCGGGTTTTCAACGGCAAACGGTGTTGACTGCAATTTTGGCGCGCCTAAAAACCCGAACGGAGATAATCAGGAGATTTCTTGCTGGGGCCCGCTCCCGGGCCTTCAGGATGTTCCTGTGCACGGCGGGGATTCTGGACCATGTGACTTCGGCACCGTAAACCAACGCGGCATAGCCCACACCAAGGGCGCCTGCAAAGATGCCAACCCCGGACGGAAGATTCTCAACCCAGGCCAGAAGGTCTCATATGGGAACGTGACATGTGCGGCCGGTGGCGACGGATTGATCGCGTGCATCGAACGCGTCAGCCCGGAGCGCGGTTTTGTGTTGCAACCATCCGGTTCTTTCGTCTTCTAATCAAACCGAGCAACTGGAAGCAGGGGGCATTGCGTTGAGGGCGCTGTTTGTTGTCATGGGATTGTGTGGCTTTGCCATTGCGGGATGCGCTCAAGCCGAGGAAACGCCGTCGACAAAGCAGTCTGCGACCCGACAGGAATCGACTGATTTTGCGGACATTCCCGGCCAGTTCCCGTCGCCAGGTTCGTTGACGGCTAATGGTCAGGCGGAGGCTCCGGTGGGTGGATGTGTGAATTTGGGCGGCGAGCTGGTGAATGCGTCGTTGACGGTGGTGGATTGTGGCTCGGACCGAAATACCTACCGGATCGTGCAGCGTGTCAATATCCCGCAAGAATGCGGAGATACCGATCGTTCCTACTATCACAATTCCGAGGCCACCGGGCAGTACACCGCATGCCTGGACTTGGCGTGGGCCAAGGACTCGTGCATCAGCCTGGGTCAGCCTGTAGCCAAGGTCGTCTGCACAGACACCAACGCACCCAAACGAATCAAGCCACTCAAGATCATCCTGGACACCACAACACTGGAAGGCTGCCCGTCGGGCGGTTACAAACACCCGCAGCGCAAGTTCACGGTCTGTACGGAGGTCCAGAGGTAGCCCGCCATATGTGGTTGATGGTGTAACTCAACGGCGCTGGACTGCCGATGAATTGGCGGTGACATTGGATCGGACGCTGAGGCCGGCGAGAGGTTGGGCCGCATCAGAGTGCAGATGGAGAAGGCCCGAAAGTGGTTTCAGGGAACTGATATTGAGCAGCTGCTCGTCCATAAACGTAGCGATGCTGCCGAGCCAGAGCAGGTAGTCCGGGCCGACATTGCCTGCTGCGGGCCATCGACGCATCAGGCAATCGCGATCGCATTGGGCCGGTCAAATATCTCGCGCCGAGGCGGCCGCCGATTGGGACGTTACTGTGGTGCCAACCGCAGACTAATCGAGTTGCTTCAATAAGCAGGTCGCACGCGTAGTTGAATTCCCTGCGCGGCTCGCTGATGCTGCATGACCTCACCTGAAAACCGTTGCACTGCTGCGGGATTACATTCGACCGCTCAACAACGCATCGACCGCGCCGCTCAAGAGCATGGGTGGATATCCAACGGCGGCGGAGTACACGATGTGGGGCTGTACAGCTATCGGCGACCGGGCACTGCATCGGTCGTCACGATCGCGTACGCCAACGGCATCATCCTGTGGGCCGATGGCCTGACAGCCGCGCGCGAGCATCGACGGTTCGATGGCATCGGCAAGGCTGACCGCCTCGTCTCGTTTCTCACTGAACCATAGGACGAAATCCGGCATTTTCATCGACTGTTAGTTGAGGTGTCGAATTGACCTGCCGTCCGTTATTGAAAGTTAGCTAGAAAGTATCTAAATGGTGACTGCCAGCAAACGCACTGATCCGCATTTGTACTTAGTGTCTATTAGCAACGAGGGCGCAAGTATGAACGGGGTCGGGGGTACTGCATTGAGTCAAATGTCGGGTCGCTACTATGGCTATGACGTGTCCTACCTCGATGAACACTGCCGATGGATGCTGCGTGCGGGCCGCGCCGAACGGACCGTACGGGTTCGGCGTATGCATATGCAATACGTTGCTGACTTCCTTCATCGTGATCCGTTTGACGCCACGCAGCAAGAACTTGAGTCATGGCAAGACAGTTTGCCACTTGATCAACTTAGATATAAGACAGCCGTTGTTCGGCCGTACTACGTGTACCTACATCAGCGAGGAATTCGTCCAGACAATCCGGCCGCACTCCTGGTCACGCCTCGCAAAAAACGGAATCTACCGAGGCCGATTGCGTTCGACGCGATGGAACGGGCAATTCGGACCGCCCCGACCGCGCGTATTCGCGCGTGGCTGATCTTGGCAGCATATGCCGGTATGCGCGCAAAGGAAGTAGCGCACCTCGAGCGGGATTGCTTCGAGCCACGGCCGGAAGGCGGGGTATTCATCCGGCTCACACGCACCAAGGGCGAGTACCAGCGCGTTACTGCGCTTCCCGAGTGGGCCTGGCAGATCATCGAACCCGCGCTCGCAACTGAGGGCTTGTGCTTCCGGCGTGAGCGGGGGACCGGGCCCGTTACCCCACAGCAGATCTCGGCGCTGTCCAACGACTGGCTGCACAAGTCCGGCACGCGATCGACATTCCACTCCCTGCGCCACTGGGCCGGATCGTCGGGTATCGAGCACGAGGACATCCGCGTCGTACAAGAGTTCCTCGGGCACACCAATCCGCAGACGACCGCCATCTATACGCAGGTGCAGCCCGCCCGGATTGCGCGGATGGTCGATTCGTTCCGTCGGCTCGATGATCTGGCCGTTTAGTGTCCGCTGTAGTGCCCGAGATGGAAGGTTAGAGTTAGCGCATGGGTGTTCCGACGCACGTGATGGAGTACAGCGGCGATCACGTTGTTGAAATGGGCGTTGGCGCAGGTCCTCTGCAGTTCCAGGGGCCGCTGGGCGCGTTCGGTGAGGACGGAAACTGGTCCTTGGTGCTGTACGCACTGCCGCCGGGCAAGGACTACGCCGACGTAGCCAACGAGGCCACCACCGAATACCTACAAGCTGCCGGCCATAGCGCATCGGCGATCACGATCGAGATCCGCAAGCCTGGCGGCGCTGAGTGGGGCGCCCAATGGGTCCGGTACGTGATCGGACACCGGCACGACCCCGACGCACCCCTTGATGTGACGATCGAGCTGCCACCCGGCCCTTTGTTCATTAGCCGCTCTGAGGTATTCGACTCCCAGGAAGCGGCCGAGATCTTCATCTCGTATTACAAGACCGGGGACATCCCCGAGGGTTACGCGCTGCGCCCCGTTGAGGGGTATACCGCCGACGGGCGGCTTATCGATCTCCGCGGAGTAACCGCGTAGCTCACTCGTCGTGGTGCTTGCCGTCCACTTCGGCGACCTTGCCGCCACCCAGTGGCCCGGGATCGGCTGGGTAGATTTCCAGGCCATGCCCGGGGGATGAGGACTGTTCGGGTAGTCCGACGAGCGCCCCGCCGCCTCCGCCAAAACGAAAACCGCCACCCTCTCCGGCTCCGCCGCGGGCGACCGGGCCTGGCTCGCTTACACCACCGCCGCCCGTCGGCATTTCGGTCAGAGGCCCCGTTCCTGGTGGCAGCTTGGGGTATGCGATTTCTGTACCCACAATCCTGATGGGTTGGCCGTTCAACGTGGCTCGCGCCGGATTCTCGGGCGTCACCAGGGGGTCAAACTTCGACTGTGGGCCGCTCAGTTTTACGCCGTCACGTTTACCTTCGATCCCGATGTACTCGTTGGGGTTACCGGTGGGCTCCAGGCCGTCGTAGTAGCGCCATTGCTGTGACCCGTCCGGGTTCAGCGCACCAGGAACGACTGCCCGCACCTTTTGACGGATGATCGGGATTTTCGTTCGCTGTTCGCGTTTATCGAGGGCGATTTTCTCCTCAAACTTGCCGTCACCGTTGTTGCCCTTTCCGAACTTCCCGTCATTCGTGCGTCCGGGGTAGTCCGGGTGCGGTCCCTTCGGGTCGGGCTTCGGTGGGTCGCGCGGCGTATCCCTTTGGAAATCGACAGCGTGTACCTGCGGGCTCTGAACTGACCCGTGAATCTCGATCGCCTTCGTCTGCAATCGCGTGTTGACCTGATCGTCGGTCGCGACGAGCTGCCCGGCTCGCCAGCGTATGAACTCGGCGTGCCCTTGGGCTGCCTGGACGCGGGCCGCGGTCTGCTGGGGGTGTGGCTTGGTATCGGTGACCGAAAGGTCTTGGTTGACCCGAAAGCCGTCTTGCTGAGCTTCGGTGATCGCTTCGAGCACGAGTTGCCGCATCGCGCGCACGTCGGCGCTTCCGGCCCTGGCGATGCTTCCGGCCTCATCGATGAGCGAGGCTTGCGCGGTAACTCGTGTGGCGTGGTTGTCGGCAGCCTCGAAAGCGGCCTCATGTGCCTGGCCATGCCATTCGGTGCCGGCGGGAGCGGCCATGTTGTTGCGGTGCCCGGTGGCGACATCGACGGAGTGCTTGCCCAGTTGCGGCCACTGCTGAGCGGCTTCGTCCAGGTGTGCGGTGCTCCAATTCTCGACTTCGGAGAGAGTGGGCACGGCACCGCTACTCACAGCAGCACGCCCCCGGCCGACCGGGCATTGGCGCTGTCCATGTCGTCGTAGTCCTTGGCGCCACTGCGGACGGCCTCAACGTGACCGCTGATGACGGCCGCTTGGTTCTTTCGGGCATTGGCGATAGCTGCGGAAACGGCGGCAACACCTGCTGCGCTGGAGCCGGATCCCTTGCTGCCGGAAGTCGGCGCGGTCAGGCTTGTGGCCAGCTGTTCCGACTGGGCAGCGCCAGCGCGCAGCCCCGCAGTGTTGACGTGCAGACCGTCGGACATGGCTCGACCCCCTTTGCTACGGCGAATTTACACCGAGGCACTTGAGCGTGCCATTGCAACCTGGGCCCACGCGCACGCGCCGCGGTGTAGTTTCTGCGCATGAACCTGCGGATCTTGGTCGGGATCATCCCGGCCTCCGCGCTGGTTGCCGGGGGACTACTGCTCGCCCCGTCGGCCGGCGCGGACACCTGTAACGACGGCGCGGTCAAGCCGGATGGCGGGGGAGCGGATGGGTATTACACGTGCTTCGGACGCGAGTGGATTCACACGGTGCCGTTCCATGATCCGAACAGCGCCGACGGATATGGCCCGAATCAGACGCTGCCCCCCATATGCATTCGGATGCCGAAGGACAACCCGTGCCCGACCGGCAATGCGCCGTCGGCACCGATGGCGAACTCGACTGGAATCCCCGGAAATGGAACTTTCATCGTCGGTAAAGAAGTAGCGCCAGGAACCTATCACTCCGTCCCGGTCGACGATATCGGCTGCAGTTGGGCAACCCTTCGCGACTTGGAGAATACGCCGAAGTCAATGATCAACGGCAACAACAGCACTGGTCCGATCTTTGCGGTGATCCACCCTGGCGATTTCGCCTTCACCTCGTTCAACTGCCAGCCCTGGCAGAGGGTTGTCGAATAGCCCGTAAACGCCGAAAGCGCCCCCATCCCTGGAGCATTCGGGACGGGGGCGCTTTGCGTTGGTGCGGAGTTACAGATGCCCAGCGAGTTCGGGCGGTGGTGGTGGCGGGCTTTCCCCTGGCACCCGATGCGACAGCCATTCAAACAGTTGCTGGATGTAGGCAGCTGCCGCCCGGTACCGGGTGTCTGCAGCGTCGGCGCGTTCCTCGGCTACGGCTGAACGCTTCTCGGCCGACTCGGAGCGTTTCTCGGCCGCGTCCACACGTACTGACAGCTGCCTGATGTCGCCTTGCATGGTCCGCACCTGACGATGGGCCTCGTCGCGGTCCTGGCGCAGCTCGCTCGAATAGGCTGCCCAGTCAGCGGTTTCGGCCTGACTAATCGCCGCCTCGGCCTGCTTGCGACCGTGTGCGCGTCCGATCAGCGCTGCCGCGACTACGCCAACAAGGGCCATCGCCGGGCCTGCGATCGCTGCCGCGATAGTCCAATTCACAGCGTGCCACCGGGCCCGGCGATCTGCGATTGCGCGCGCTGGCGTTGGGCGGCCTCGGCTGCCGCGGTCACGCCCGATGTGTCGATACCTATCGGCCCCTGGAAAGTCACGTTTACCGATTGGCCGGATGCAGGCTGACGCGCCTTGAACATGCCGATGACCGCCTTGGTGAGCGAGGCGGTCCCCGGATTGCCGAGCTTGATCGACGCGAGTGAGAACAGCAGGGACACAATGGTTGTGCCTGCCCCGATGTCGAGACCGTGCGCCCAGTTGATCTGGGATGCAGCCACGGTGACCTGGCCGGTCACGGAGTCGACCGCCGCGCCGAGCAGTCCGGCGCCGACGATGAAACCGCCTGCGAACGTCTTAGCCGCGCGCTCGGCAGCGTCGACTGCCGCGTCCTTGAGATCTGGAGAGATGGTGATGGTCATGACGAGATCCCTTCTGGTTGTGGTGGTTTAGTCGCGGTTGCGTGCTATGGCGGCGTTGGCCCAGAACATGGCCTCTTCGAGCTTGGTGAGGGCGAGGGACTTCTCGCGGCCAGGCGGTAGGTCCCGGTCGAACTTGTGCGCAAGCTCCTTGCACGCTGCTCGGACGCTGCCATGCTCGGCGCGCTTCTCTTCGGTCGTCGCTGCGTGGAACGCGAATCGGTGTTCGATATCGGCGCTCGAATTGGGGTCGTGATAGGTCATTTCGGAGTCCTCATTTCTGTGTTGAAAACCGGAAACTGCCCAGGTCAGGCAGCCGTGCGAGCGGGGGTGAGATCGGCGATCTCGCCCAGGAACGCCGTAGCTGCCGGGAGCAGGTTCGAGTACCCGTCGATTTCGCCGCCGTAGCTGATGTGCGGTGCGGTCGGTCCGCCGGGAGCCGCCAGGAACGCGATACCGTCACCCGCGGCCTCGATGGCAGCCAGTGGGGCCGATACGGCGTCCTTGACGGCATACGTCAGGCCGTCGATGACATTCGTCGTCAGCAGCCCAATGTTGTTCAGCTGCACCTGCGTTGCGATGTTGTACACATCGGTCATCACCTGACCGACAGCGCCCGTGGGGACGACGCCGTACATGTCGTCGCCCGCATCGCCGTTGGCCTTGGAGTGCACGTAGTCGGCCCACACGACCCTGCCGCCGATGGCCGGCAGGCTGGCCATGTTCACATTGGCGATACCGCGCCCGCCCGGGTCGGCGATCGTGGGGGCGTGGAATCCCGCGCCGCGGCACGGTGGCCCGAACGTGATGCCGCCGATGAAGTTCGGCAGGTAGTGCGCCAGGCTGCCACCCATGAGCGCCATGGCCACGCGTGCCGCCGCCTCGGCGCCCTGGCTGTACCCGATGAGGCAGAACGTGCGCAGCGGGTTGGCGGCGAGCCACTGGGAGACCCAGTTGAATGCCCACTGCACCGACTGTGAGTAGCTCATGCTCGACACGTCCCCACCGAGCGGCCCGAAGCTCGCCGGGTAGGGCACGGGGATCTCTTCGACGAGATCGGGCAATGCGCCGGCCACCAGCGACGGGTATTGCACCAGGCCAGCGCCCCACGTGCCGTTGAAGGTCAGCGCGGCGTGCCGTACGTGCGTGATGCCGTCGAGCTTGCAGGCGATGTCAGCCCAGGTCACGAGCCGACACCGAGCTTGACGGCGACCAGGTACAGCAGCTCGCCGAAGTCGTAGAACTTGCCGTTGATCTCCCAGCGGCCGGTGAGCACGTCCGCCAGCGTCTTGACCTGATCGAAGACCGAGGTCGACCGGTTCGCGCCCTCGGCGTTGGGCCCGGGGGTGCCGGGCGCGGCCGGGTCGGTGTTCGAGGCCACGTCACCCAGCTGACGCACGCGCAGCATGTCGACGACGCGGTAGTCCAGCGGCTTGCCGTCGAGAATTCCATCGAGGGAATCGGCGACCGACTGCGGGCTGGCGTTGGCGTTGGGATTGGACACGGGCGGTTCTCCTGTCGGTGGGGTTACTGGAGGTGTGACCGGCGGAGTCGTTGGCACGACGGCATTCCACTGGCCAAAATCGGCGGTAAGTGCTTGATTGATGTCGCACTGCACACCGCCGACATAGGCATATCCGGCGTTGTTGTTCTGTAGCAGGTTGATTCGCGGGTCCTGGTTGCCGCCAGACCATGCTTGCGTCTGCCATGCCCACGCCGCGGTGCCGTTGGTCAGCGCACGGGACACCGGCCAGTAGCCGCCGTAGATGCCGACGTTCGCAGCTCCGATCACCGACGCGACGCCTCGCAGGTAATCATCGATTTGCGTCTGCTGGGCCGGGGTGGCGTCGAAGTCGGCCGAGAAGTAGATCGGCCGATCGTCGGGGCCACCGCACGCCTTGTGCTGTGCCCACGCACGCTGCGCGTCGGTGACGCCCTGCTGGTAGCCGCCGAGCATCATGTCGGCAGTTGTTTCCCAGTTCGACACGATGCCAACACCATTGGCCTGCAGGTCTGCGGCCTCATTCGGTGTCAGCTTCTTGTTGGGCAGCGACGAGCCGCCGTCGGAGAGATAGCGGCAGACGAACGCGTAGCCGGATGCCACGACAGTGCCGCCGCCGATGATTCCGCCGGCATAGTCCAGTCCTTGGGTGGTCATGTCAGTTCCTTCCTTGGTGGGGTGGTGGTGCGTGGGCCGTTACCAGCGCCCGTCAACGCGTGGGTCGAGTTCTTCGGCGTAGGACGAAATACGGTCGGACAGTTCCCATCCGAGACGAAAACCGATTGCGAACACGACGGCGTAGAACGCTCCGTATCGAAAGATCTGGCCGATCACGGTTGCTCAGCTAGACCGTGCGGGACCAGCGTTGAGTAGCCGGCAGCTGGGCCGACCGCCAGTGCCATGTTCACCATGGCGCCGATCGCGGTTGATCGGTCGACGGCAGTGGTGTCGGTAGCGCCGTCGGCCCGGATGGTCCATGTGCTCTCGGTGTCGGCGCGCTCGGCGGTTACGATGACCTTCCCGTCGGCGGAGTTGAATAGCTGCATGATGTTTGGGCCGAAGCCAACGATCTGGTGATCTGTCTGTACGTCCATGTGTGCGTGGCCTTTCTACGCGTTGACAGTGGGGGTGACGACGATGGACGCGTTGGTTCCCGAGACGATGACGTTGCCGCCAGCGAAGGGATTGGAGCCGACGAATGTGCCGCCGCTTTGCGCCGACCAGATACCGCCCTCGGTGTAGGTGCCCGCTGCGCACGGGATCGGCACTGGCGCGGCTGTATTGACCCCGGTCGTGCCTGGCGACCATCCGCCGGCGGGCTGCTGACGCGCATATGAGCCGCCAGCTGCTTCATTGGCGCCTGTGGTTCCGGCGCCTGCTCCTGTGTGCAGGCTGATCCAGTTTCCAAGCGCGGCAATGGCGTTAGAGGCGACTTGGTGTGTGTTGTTGGGGATGCCCATCGTGTAGTCCTTTCTGTAGGTGGGTGGCTACTGGTATGCGCGGATCCAGGCGCCACCTGGACCGCCAAGACCGCCGGTACTTCCGGAGAACACGCCGCCATTGCCGCCGCCGCCACCGCCGCCAGGGGCGTTGCCATTGCCGCTGGCGCTCGACTGGGCCGCGCCGCCGGGGTAGGACTGACCATTGAAGGTCTGCGTTCCCGGCGACTGGCCGGTTTGAGTGGTTCCGAACTGGTCGGCGCTGCCGCCGACGGCCGATAGGCCAGCGCTCCAGCCGCTGGCCGATGCGGTGACGGTGCCCCCGTTGGCGCCCTTGTTGCCGCTCGTACCGCCAGCTGCCGCCGCAGGAATGTAGATGGTGATGGTGCTTGTAGCCCAGGGGATATCGACACCCCGCACGAGCGTGATAGTCGCCCAAGTTCCGGCGTTGCCACCGCCGCCCGCGACGCCAGCAGCCCAGCCGCCGCCACCACCCTTGCCGCCGCCGACCAGGACAACATCAATCTTGTTGCACCAGAACGGGATGTTGTAGGTGTACGTGCCGGCCGCTGAGTAGGGCGTGGTGCTCGGTGGCATCACCGGGAACGCGCCCGTCATACCGATCGAGGGGGTGACGGTCAGACCGAACGCGCCGCGCTCGCGATCTGCGCCCGTGACAACCAGGGACGGGTTGACGGCCAGACCGAAAGCGGCCCGGTACTGCTCGCGGCCGACCATGCCGATCTGCGGTGCCACGGTGAGGGCGAACGGGAAGTTGGGCGTCCCGCCCATTCCGATCTGCGGGGTCACCGATAGCCCGAACGTCGCGGCGTACCGTTCGGCTGCCGCCATGGCGATTGCCGGTGTCACGATGAGGCCGACCGACGCCGGGTTGCGCGTGCCTCCGACCATTCCTATTGAAGGCGAAACCTGCAGTCCGAATGCTGCTGTAGAGATCCCGGCCCCTTGCATTCCGATCGACAGGGAGACGCCTACGCTCAGTGCCGCGTTGGCGATTGAGCTACCCGCCACGGCTAGGGACGGGGTGATCGTGAGCCCGAATTCTGCGAAATACGAGACGCTTCCGCGCCACGCACCGCCCTCTGGAGCTGAGGATCCGGGAGGGGTTGGGCCCCATTGACCGCCCGGCGCCGAGGGTGGCGTCGGGTTGGAAGACCAAGCCATCAGCTCAGTTCGTATCCGAGTTCCGTGAGCGCATCAGCGTGTGTTTCACAGCTCGGCACTTTCGCGAGTGCAGTCATTCCGTTCGCCGGATTGCCGTCTGCGTCAATAACCGCCGCGTTCTGGTCCGCCAGGAACACGTCGGCATGCCCGACCAGATGAGATTCGGCCACCGGCAGAGTGGCGCCGAGGATCTCGTTGATCATGCCGACGCTATCGAGAGAAGGGACCGTCACGAGCACATACCAGACCCGCTCACCGTCCGTGCACCGGTAGTGATTGGTGGTCGGGCAGAACTGCCGCAGGTTCTCGGCGATAAGCGTTGCGGTCAAGGACATTTCCAAACCCCTATCGGTAGTAGGCGAACGCGACGCCAGCCCCGCCAGCGCCGCCGGTTCCCTTGCTGGCCCCGCTGATACCGGCAGATGCACCACCGCCGCCGCCACCACCGCCGCCGGGGAATCCGCCAGCGCCGCCGTTTCCGGCTGATGCGCCGATGTCTCCGTACTTGCCGCCTCCTCCGCCGCCACCACCACCGCCGCATTTGGTGATTGCGCCCGATGACACGCTGCCGCCGGGAGATCCGGCATTGCCGGGACTGCCCCCGCCGCCGCCAGCTGCGACCGCGGAGCCAGTTCCGGCAGTTCCGGGGTCTTGGTGCTTGCTGGCGTTCAGGTTGTTCGCCGCGCCCCCCTTTCCGCCGCTGCCGGGGGTTGATGAGGTGGCGGTGTATCCGAACTGGGAGGCGATACCGCCCGCGGTACCCGAGGTTGCTGATGCGTATGACCCGAACGACGTGGTGGGGGAGGCGGGCGAGCCGATTGTCACCGGGACGGTTGATGAGACTGTGGACGGGTCCAGCGCTTGGGCGACATATCCGCCCCCAACACCGCCGAGACCGCCGGACTGCTCAGAGCCGCTATTTCCTTGAGTGCCGTCGGCGCCGTTGAGTCCGGCCGCGACACAAATTACCACCAGCTCAGAGATATTCGACGGCTTATTCCACGTCGTACTTGAAGTGATCGTGTCCACGGTGTAGCCGTTCTGCACGGCGGTCTTGATCGCCGCGACGGTGGCCTGTACCTCTGCGGGTGTGCCCGTGGCAGACGTACCACCGAACCATGCGTTGTAGATGTTCTGGTACCCAGCGGTGAGGTTGTTGACTGCTGTCGCCAGATCCGTGGACATGGCCGCGGTGATGTTCGGAATGTTCCCGGCGGCAAGCTGGCCGCTCACCTGGGACGCGTTGATCACCGATGACGGGGTAAGGGCTGCCGCTGCTTGTGATTTGGTTCCTGTCAGCGATGCAATGAACTCCGAGATCGGATTGTTGCTGCCGCCGAGCAGCCCGTCGACTACTGACTGCAGGTTCGAGCCCGCCTGGTGTGCTGCGGCCTGGATACCGGCAATCGCAGCTTCGATCGAGGTGATCGCCTGACCGGCAGCCTGTCCGACTGCTGCGTTGATTTGGTCGACGATCTGCTGGATCGCTTTTCCGGCGTTCGTCAGGTCGGTCTGGATCTCAGCGAGCAGGCCCGACGAGTTCGACATGTGCGCCGAGGCATTGGAGTACCGCACGGTGCCCGCGGTGGCGTCCTGCGTGAGCACGAGCGTCAGGGTCGCCCACGTGACGCCTGTCGGTGGCACCGTGTACGTTCCCGACAGCTGCGCGGCCCAGCCGCTCGATGAGGCTACCGATGGCGAGATCTGCGCTACCTCATGGAACGTGCCCGCGGTGTTCTTGTCCGTATACGGGGTGATGCCCACCTGGATCGGGTACTTGCCCGAGGCGAACGCCAGCCCGGCCCACTGCGGATATGCGCTCAGCACGATCTGCTGGCCGGGTGCGACCTGGAACATCTGCGACTGCATTGTCTGCAGCGTGCCGTTGGCCGAGGTCTTGATGCTAAACCCGTTGAGTGCGCCGGCCGTCGCGCCGTCCCAGGTGAACGGCGAACCTGCCTGCACCGATTGCGCGTTGGGAAAGTTCCCATTGGGAACGAGCTCGGTGATGACGTTCGCGACCCACGAGGACGGGATGAGCCCATTGAACAGGTTCCCCGCGGCGTTCTCGATCGCGGCGATCACAGTGCCAGGGTTAGATAGGTCGATGCCCTGTAGCGCCTGCTGGATTTCGGCGACGATGTTGAGGTTGCCGGTCAGGATCGCGGTCAGCTCGGCCTGCGTTGCGGCGTCGAGATTGAGGGTTTGGCCGAGCCAGGCGACCAGCGCGTTGGCGAATTGCGACCCGAGGGTCTGCCAGCTGTTGGTCGTCTTTACCTGGGCCTTGAGGATGCCGGTGATGTAGGTCTGGGTGTTGTTGGCCAGCTGGGGCGCTGAGCCGTCGGTGCCGGTGACACCGAACCGATCTGGCAGGTTGAACCCGCCTGCACCGAGGGCGCCGGGAACGGTCATCGGCTAGTTGTCCTCGATCGCCCAGCCGGTGACCTGCACGCCGGTCGAGAGTAGCGACGCCTCGAACAGCAGACCGGGATACCGATACCCGTTGCCGTGCGGAATCGAGTGACTCATGTCCTGCCAGGTGAGCACTGGAGCGCTGAAGTCGCTTGTCTTGTAGATCAGGTACTTATCGGCGATCGGGTCATAGACGAACGTGTATCGGTCGTTGTTGGCCAGGGTGTTCGAGACGGTGGCCTCGACTGTGTACGTCGTCGGGCCGCTGCCGAGCACGATGTCGAGAGTGTTGTTCGCGATGCCGGTCTGCATGCGCATTCCGACCCATGACGTCATGGACTGGTTCGAGCACAACACCGTGGTCGTCTTGCCGGAGTTGACGGCGCCCAGGATGACCTGAACGTCGATTTTTACTGAGTCCGTTGCGTTCTGGGCGACCCAGCGCGCCGCCGTGCTGGTGAACACCACGAAATCGCCAGCGAGGCCAGGGGCGAGACTCTGCGCCGAGTTGTCCCAGACCTTGAGGCTGCCAGTGCCGCCGACGCGCACCCAGTTCGGGTTGACGCCCGCGGCTAGGTTAGGCGTGTCGGCATAGGACAGCGCCACATTGGTGATCTGTGGAGTGGCCAACGGCGTCGGGTTGTCGTCGCGCACTACCGATCCACGGCTCAGATTCCTGGTTATCGCCGGGATTGCGACGGGCGCGGTCTGGGCCGGGTAGTTGGCTTGGACCATGAAGTAGGAGCCCGTGGGAATCGGATCGGTCTGCGACGATGGCACGAGGAACTGGGCCACGTTCGGGTTGACGGTGGCAACCCATGTCGTGACGACGTGGCCGGCATTGTCTGCGATGGCGCACGTGATCGTCGTACCGGCTGGAAACTGTTGCCCTGCTGGAGGAAAGAAGTTCGCAACCCACGTTTGGCCGAGGGAGAGCACCAGACTATCGAGCCTGGGACGTGTTCCGAGTGCCATTTAGCCGTCCTCCCGTTCCTTGCGCTCGCGCTCTTGGCGTTCGGCGTGTGCCTGATTCCTGGCCTCGGCGTGCAAGTCATTTGCGGCGTCGTCGAGCGCATTGGCGGTCTCCAGCGTCGCGGCCAGCTTGGGGCGCAGCTCGGCCAACAAAGCCTCGCGCTGCTCGTCAGTCGTTGCGGCTTCGTACTTCTCGGCAAGATCGGGCCGGAATTCGCGCATGGCCGCGAGCGCGGTGTCCTTGTCGATCATTTCGGTGTTGGCGGCAGCGTGGGCACCCATCCACGTCTGCGGCTTGTGCGCAACCCGCTTGGTCGCCACAGCCTCAATGAACCTGAAACCCAGGTCTGCCAGCCCCTCGGCAGCGGCCCGGCGCGCCGGAGCGGGCAGGCCGATGTGTTCGGTTCCGTTGTGGCGGCCCGTCTTGAGCGCGCCCAATGCCTCGACGAACTTGTCGACCGTCGTCTCACGGTCGGAGACCATTACTTGAATCTCGTTGTCACTCATGAGATTAGATGCACTCCAATGTTCTGTACGGTGGCTAGAACCTTCTTGAGCGTGCGGGCGGTGCGCTCACCTTGCGTCATTGCCGCCTTGTTCAGGCCGATGGTCACGTCCCACGTGAGCGGCTGTCCGGCGCTGTTGTCACCTGCCAGCACCATCTCTTCGACCTGATCGGCAAACATGACGTTGATGCCGTTCTTGAGCAGCTCGGAGTGCGTAGACCCGATGCGGTCGCCGATCTCGAAATGCAGGCCGGGGATGACCCAGTGCGAACCGTCGAGCTTGATCTGGTGCCCAGTCTGAGCCCTAGTGGAGGTGAATGCGCCACGGATGGCAGCGGTCGCCGACAGAGACCATGCGTTATTCTCCGCGCCGGACTGGTACATCTCCATCAGATGCATCCAGCCGAGTTCGCGTGTGCGACCGATGTTTTTCCACTCCAGCCACGCCGCGATGGTGCCCACCAAGAAAGGCATGATCACGTCCGCGGCGATGTCGCCGGCCGATGCGAAGCCGCCGAGCAGGAAGTAACCAATCATGTCGCCAACGGACTCGATGATCAGACGGGCAATCGCATCCGCAGTGGGATTGTCTCCACCGACGACCACTGACACCGGACCCGCTGGCGACCAAGATAATTCGCTGTCAAAGTCGTGCCATTGGTCATCGTTGATGCAGATCCAGGGCCGGGTTGCGAATGTGCCCATGAACCCGGATTGGTAGTACTGATCGGGGGTCAGGCTTTCGTTGTCGCCGACGACGGTGAACGCGTCCTCGTAGTAGCCGTTGACGTAGGTAACTGCGGTGCGGATGAATCCCTCGGCGATCGTGCCACTGAGGAACGTGCCGCCCGGAAGGTAGAAGCCGGAGCGGTCGAACACCTCGAACACCAACGCGCCGTTGGCAACCGATGGGGTCAGTAGCCCGTCGTACTTCTCGCCCTTGATGGTGAACACCCGGCGGTAGCCGATAACCATCTGGCCGTCGTCGAGCGCGTCAGCGAATGTCACGTCAGCGGCGTTCATGCGCGAGGAGATGCAACCCCACAGGCTGGAGTCATCGAGCAGGAACGGGTCTGCCTTGACGTGGCATTGCCACTGTGCCCAATCAATTAGCGATGTCCACTGTTTGAGGTCAAACGGGTCATCGGGAAGCGTCCATGGGTGGCCCTCTACCCGGATGAACTGCATGAGCATGGTCATGCTGATCGCCCACTTCAGGGGGGCATATAGGAAAAATTCCCTGGGGAACTGGAAAACTGGCAACGGTAGGGCTGGGTTCGGTGGTACGAGCAAATACTGGAGGTACTGCAGATCGTCGTTGAAGTAGATGACGAACGAATAGATGCCGTTGCGGCGCTGCAGCTTCCAGTACCGAAGCAGACCCGACCAGCGCCACTTGCCGTTGTACCGCGAGATCGAAATCAGCAGGTTCTTCTTGGCCACCGGGTTGTTTGGCAGGCCCATCGCATAGCGGGCCACCGCGTGATCGGTCGGCAGCTCGATATAGCCCTGCGAACTGATGTTCTTGCGTTGCGGCCAGCTCTGTTTGATGACGGCCTGGTCGCTGATGCTGGCCAGGAACTGGGCGCCGGCAGATCCATCGGGATTGTTGATCCAGGTCTCGATCTCGTTCTGCTGCAGCCGATAGACGGCCTGCTGAGCGCGCACGAGGTTGACTTCATGCTCGATGGCATCGAGCAGTGCGGTTCCGTTGATCACATCGACGCCTTGACGAACGGGCGCCCGAACGGGCGGTCATACCAGCGAGGGATTGTCAGGCGGCAGCTCGTCCCAGCGGTCCCGGCGCCTTTGACGACCGCGGTCGCCTTGGAGTCGGCCAGACCGGACGGGATCGGGTAGCGCAGGTCCATACCCTGCCAGCGGCCCTGCACAAGAGTGGCATTCGTCGAGAGAATGGTCTGGTTGCGCGGATCTGAATCGACAACAATGCCGAGTCCGTCAGCGGTCGTTGTCGGCGGAATCGGCACGGTGCGGCCCATGTCCTCGACGGGACGCCCGAGCATCGGTGAACCCCAGCAGGAATCGGGCACGATGAACGCGGCGTTAGCCGACAGTGTCCAGCTCGGCCACACTGGGACCGGGCCCGGATTGCTGAATGTGAACTGGAACCATCCTGCCGGGTTGGGGTTGATCCATTCCTGCACGAGGGGAGCGCCGACATAGAACGGCAGCTCGGCCGAGAGGGTGAACATCTCCGATGAGTCGCCGAACAGGAACGGGTCTTTCTGCTCCCAGGGCTGCGTTGAGAATGCCGTGGACTGACTTTCCTTGCGCACGAGCATGTCTCGCACGCCATCGGGTCCGGTGAAACGCAGGGTCGTTTCCTCGTCGTAGTCGAACGCGTACCCGAGCCGGGTGGCCACATCAGCCCACGTGTGCTTGTCGCAGTTGTACGCGTTGAACGTCATAACGAACGTGCGCTTCTCGAACCGGTAGTCCTGGTAGCGCTGCCCGAATGCGTTGGTGACCCAACGCGTTTTGACGCCGAGGTCGAACACACCCGTGGACTTGGGCATCAGCCGCGCGTGCTGTTGACCGGCACCCGGACCCATGACACGCCAAAACGACGCGTCGCGCCCGAGGATGTCCAACGTCATGAACTGCGACAAGGCAACCCCTTACGGCACATAGCTGACCAATGACTGTTCGCGCTGCTGCTCGTAGAGCCGCTGCTTATTGAGGAAGTCGGTCGGGTCCGACGCGGACACATCGCCGAAATAGGTGTTGCGGTTGATGGTTGAGGGCTGCGGCGGAGCCGAAACAACGGGAGCGCCATAGGCGCCCGTCGTCGTGTTGTCGCCGAGGTTCCCGACCAATGCCGAGCTGAAGATGTTCGCAACATCGTTGGCCAGGTGACCGCCCATCTGCGTAGCGCCCTGGATCATCGGGCCCGCCATCGCACCCATGCCGCCACCCATGGAACCGCCGGCCCCGGCCGCGGCCTGTAGCAGCGTCCCGATCTGCGCCGCACCCTCGGTGATGCCCTTCTTCAGCGCGGGCAGTTCGTGATCCTCCGACGACGGTGCCGGGGCGATGTTGGGCTGGGCCGCGGCGCCTTGCTGCGGAGTCTCTTGAGGGCCGGTGGGCTGCTGCGGCTGCTGTGCGGCCGGGGGCTGCGGAGACGGTGCGGCGGCCGCGGATGGGGGAGCTACGGCCGGGCCCGCGCCAGCGGGAGGGGCCACGATCGGCGCATTTGGCTGTAGCGGCTTGATGGGGATGGGCTGGGCTGCCCCGGCGATAGCGCTCGCCGCGCCGGCCGTTGACATGCCACCCGGTGTTGGCGTCGGGTCGATACGCGCGGTACCGGCGTTCACCGATGCCAGCGCCGCGGTGCCGTAGCGGTTGGACGCCGAACGGTTGATGACGGTCTCGCCAGCGGTCAGGTTGGCGTTGATCACGTCAACACCGGTGGGCCCGATGACCGTTCCGCCGTCGGCGTATCCGTGACCTTGGCCGATGTAGTTCGGCGCCCCGGTTGAATCCATGCCGTAGCGCTTGGCAACGTAGTCGATCATGGCGTAGACCTGCGCCTCGCCACTGTTGATCGAACCGCCAGTGATGTTGTGCGCGTTGAACGTCGAGGTTAGGAACTGGCCCAGGCCGTAGACCTGCTGGTGACCCCCCTTGCCGTCGGTGTCGTTGCCGTTGTAGGCGTTCTCGTTGCCGCCCGACTCGGTTTGGATCTGCCGGATCATTGCGTCTGCCCACGCCTTGGTGTTCGTGATGCCGTAACGCGGGCCAACTTCCTGCAGGGCCTTCATGACGATCGGACGCCAGCGCTCGGCGCCGGAACCGGTTGGCGCTACCGAGCCGGCACTAGACGAGCCACCGGACATGCCTTGCACGCCAGAGGGGACACCTTTGTACGCGCCGCCCGCTGCGTTCTGCAGGATCGCCGGAATGTTGCCATCGACATAGTTCTGCATGTCGATACCAGCGGTCGGATTGGCCTGCGCGTACGGCCCGACACCCTTGCTCAGACCGCCGACGGTCTGCTGGATCGCCTGGTTCCATGGGTTCGACGGGGACAGGATCGAATTGTCCAGCCCGAAGAATCCCAATACTCCACTGAGAAGGATGTTCCCGGCCTTCATCGCGATGTGCTCAGGGTTCACCTTGTCGGGAAGTGAGTTCATCCAGTCGAGCGGATTAGTCGGCGCGCCCACCTGATTGCCGCCACCGAGCAGCCGTTGCGGAATGAGCGAGCCCGGGTCGTTGTCAGCGCCAGGCAGCGGTCCTGGCAGCACGCCGAGACCGTCAGTCAGGTGACGGACGATGCCCAGGCCATCGTCGCCGACCTCGCCGCCCACCTTGTAGCCCGGCAGCATTGAGGTATCAACGGCGCCGTTGTTGAGCGCGTGCAGGAACGACGACGGAACGCGCCGTGCTGCATCGCGATTGATGACGAACTCTTCGGGGTGAACCTCGGCGATATAGCCACCGGTCGGTCCGGGCCCCTTGCCCGAGGGAGTCCAACCGCCCGAGTCATACCCACGCAGAACGTCAGTAGCCACCGTTTCAGGGTTGAGTTGCACGTACCAGCGGTTATCCGGCGCCGGGTACTGCGCGACGCGTCCAGCTTCGCCGAACTGCTTCATCTGTTCCGGTGTCGGCGTCCCGGGCAGGATCACGTCATAGTTGAGACCGTCGGTCTTGACTACTGCGCCCGAGCCAAACAGTCCTTGGCCCTGTGGGTTTAACGTCGGATTGCCTGCTGCCGCTTGGTTCTTCTGCCCCAGCGTGCCCTGCGCGTTGACGGTCGAGTTGAGCGAGTCCTGGAGCTGTCGCCCGAGCAGCACTGAGCCGCGGCCCTGGTCGCTGAATTGCCCCTGCTCGGTATCCAAGAATGACTGATCGACCTTGCTCTCGCTACCCGAGCTGACCCGCAGCTGAGAGAGACGGTCCAGCGCGGCCTTGTCGCCAATCTGAGCACGTGCCAGCAAGTCTCGCGCTTCATCTACAGATACGTTCTCGTTGGCACCCGAGATTGCGGATGCGGCCGAATCGACGATGTGCTCAGACTTGATCTTGTCGACGAGCTTGCCGCGGATTGCGTCAGCCTTGCCCTTGTCGCCACCGGCTGCCGACACCAGGTCGGTGGTATTGATGCCCAGGGATTCGGCGGCATTGAGCGCATTCTTAAGTTCGGGCTTACCCAGCGGTCCACCGGTCAGGGTGGCGTTCTGGAACTGATCGGCCAGCGTGAGCCGGGCCTGTGCGGTGATCGCGCCGGTCACCGCGTCGATGGACGACTTGAGGTCATCCTCCATTTCTTTGAGCTTGCGCGCGTGCTCTGCTGCCTGGTCGGTGGCGTCGTTCATGTGCGAGAACGCATCGATCACCAGAGGGATTGCAGTCGCGGCCAGGATCGTCAGGGGGCCACCGAATGCCGAAAGCGCGCCAACCGCTTTGCCGAACCGGCCAACACCCTTGGTCTCGTTGCCCGCGGCATCCTCGGCAGCTTTCGCGCCGCGGCGCATGTTGTTTTCCATGGCGTCGGCAGAGTTCTTGGCGCCCTGCTCGGCCTGCCGGTAGTAGCCCTGCAGAACGGCTGCCGCACCCGGCATCGCGGTACCCATGGCCTCGGCTTCCCGACGGACGGCCGCGGTGTACTCCTTGAGGCTGGCGTACTTCGGCGCGGCTGCACTCTCGGCCTTGGCCGCAGACGTGGCGATGTTCTCGGTTTCGTTGCGAACCCTGGCCAGGAAGTCGCCCATGGCGCGGAATCCATCGCCAGCTGCGCGAGTGATCGGGGTGATGGTCTTCCACAGCAGGACGGCATCGACAACGGCGCGCAGTAGACCAGGCTGGGTGCGCAGGATGCCGGCGATCGGCGTGAGCACGGTGAGCCATCCGCCAGTGAGGTCGGCAGCCGACTTGAACACGGCGCCGATGATCGGGCCCAACTCCTTGAGCATCGGCAGCCACTTCGCCAGCTCAGCGTGACCCTGCGCAAAGATGCCCTTGAGATCCTGCTGCCCCTTGGACGATTGGAAGAAATCGGCCATCTTCTTGGTCACGTGATCAAGCCGCGTCATGAAATCGCCGCCGAATGCGCGCGATACCGATGCGAGTGTGGACCCGATGTTGCCGAACACGCGCCCCAGTTCACGAGCGGCATTGATGCCGCTGTCAATCCAGTGCGCCGGACGACCGTCCTTGTCTGCGGCGTCGATGAAGTTGGCGAATCGGGTTGCTACGTCGGTGAATGCCTTGGCCAGGCGCGGCAGCGAGTCCGAACCGGCAGCGGCTAGCGCGCCCAGTCCCTTGACTAGCGGGTCGATCGCGTGTGAGAACTGCTCTTGCGCGGCGCTCGTGTTGCCCAGGATGCGCGTCAGGATGCCCTGGCCACCAGGTGATTTGAGCGAGTCGAGTAGGTTGCCGATCGTGTGGTTGATGCCGGTGTTGATCCCAGTGAACCCCTTGGTGATCAGCGGCAGATCGGCGGCAACGAACGACTTGACCTTGGCGCTCAGGCCGTCGAATAGGGCGTCCTGCGCCGGGAACTTGAACTGTTCGCGCAGCTGGCCGCGCATCGCCGATATGTCCGTGACGAATTCCTTCGCCTTGGGGGACAGGTGCGCTAGAGCCTTCTCGACGCCCAAAGTGCTTGCAACGGTGCGCTGTTGAGCCGCCTGGACGGCGTCATTGGCCGAGGCCAGCCGATCATTGGCGGAGACTACACCCGGGGCGCCTGCAACACCGCGCGCGTTCGCGTCGGCGGTCTTTTGCGCCAGCTCTGAGTTGCGGTTGCGCACTTCCTCGACGCGCTGCTCGCTCTGCAGGATGCGCAGCTGTGCGCGCTGTTGTTCGATCTGCGTCCTGAATCCGCCCTTGGCGTAATCCTCCTGTGCCTGCTGAAGATTGAGAATGGCGTCGGCTTCGTCGAGTGCGGAGCCCTTGAGTTCGAGGTTCAGATCGCGGATTTCGTTCTGCGCGTCGCGGACGGCAATCGTCACGTCCTGCTGCGCGCGCGAGTAGTCCCGTGCCGCTCGCTCGGCCGCGCGCTGGTTCTCCGCGGCCTGCCGGGTCGATTCAACCGAGTCGTCTTGAGCCTTGCCGTACGCCGAGAAAGCCTCTTTGACGCCCGAGAGGCCCGTTACCAGCGACGCTAGTGCGGAGCCGATGCCAGCCAGCGCGCCAGGTACCAATAGCGCTGCCTGCGACAGTTCCACCAGACCGCTGGTGAGACCAGCGACCCCGGTAATCGCCGACGGAATACCCGCCACGCCTGCGATTTTCAGGTTGAGCTGGAGATCCTTTTTCAGACCCTCCAGGGCCTTGGACTTGGCGCCTCCAACCGCGCGGGAGATCTCTCGGTTCGCCTGGTCCTGATCGGCCTTGATCTGGATTCGGACCGGGTTGGCCTCTTGGGATGCGCGCCAGCGAGCGACCTGCGCTTCGGCCTCGGCGAGCCGGGCATCGACGCGCATGTCGACGCCCTTGGCCTGCTCTTCGTGGCGCCAGCGCTCGATGTCGGCCTTGGCTTGGGCGATGTTCGGGTGGAGCGCAATTGCCAGCCGCGCGTCGACCGATCGCAGGAAGGCGTCCAGTTCCTTGCGGAATTCGCTGAGCCCGCCGGGCCGGATGTTGATCGCGGCATCGCCAGCGTCATAGACGGTCATCGATACCTCCGTTCGCGATCTGGTCCTGGTAATTGCGCTGTGCAGCAAGGAGAGTGGCGTCGAGATGCATATGCGAGTAGTCCGTTGCTCGCTCGCGGATGAGATCGCCGATCATCTCTGGACGCGGCATGTACTTGACGGACGATTGGGGCGCGTGGCCCATGACCGCGGTCAGGCTGATGAGCCGATCGCAGATGTTGCGCATCTCGCGCACTTCGGGCGTATAGCGATGGTGGGGCTCAATTTCCGAGCGTTCCAGGATCTTGTTGATCTGGTCCTCGGTCATGTCCTCGACGCTGGCCAGTAGCGCGGGATCTGTGGCGGCACGGGACCACAACGCGGTGCCCTGCCGACGGCACATATCATCGAAGAATTCGAGGAACTGCTCCCAGGTTCGGCCTGGGACTTCCAGGAAGTAGTCAAGGGCGTTGACCCGCAACACTTCCTGGAAGTCGAGCTGTATGTCAGACCATGCGGCGTTGACTACCCGGACGACTCGGATGTCTCGGGCGCATCGCCTTTTCCCTCGGCGACCTCCAGGTCGGTTCCGTCGATCTTGTTGAACTCGCGAATCTCGTTGAGGAATGCATCCCACGCCGCGGCGTTGTCGGCGAACAGCTCGCGCACCGCCTCGTAGTGGGGACCGAGTAGGCAGCGTTCAATGGTCTCGCTGAAGTCTTTGCGCTCATGCTTGGCGCCGGTTGCGAGCGCTTGGGCCTGCAGGACACTCTCCTGCAGCGAGAGATAGGACGCATCGCGCCAGCGGTTGCGCGCCTCGATGCCCATGCGGGGGATATGAATCTCGGGAGTCAGGATGTACGGCTCGGCGCCGACTTCCTTGAGGATCTCGTAAAACCGGCCAGCTTTGGCCTTGGCGCCGCGTGTGGTCTTGGTGGTCATGGGGAACTTTCCTCCAATGGGTATGGGTGAGCCCCCGGCGCCCGGAATGGACGCCGGGGGGTGCTACAGGGGTGCGCTGACTAGGCGGTGACGGTGACCGAAGCGGTCGCCGTCTTACCGCCGTACGCCGCAGTGATCACCGACGAACCGGTGGCGACACCGGTAACCAGGCCGGTGCTGGAGACCGTCGCGTTGGCCGGCGTGCCCGACGTGTACGTGGCCGCGGCAGTGCGGTCCACGCCGTTGTTGTCGGTGACGTGCAGCTGCACCGTGTTGACACCGGCCAGCGAGACCGACAGCGCGCTCGATGGCGGCGTGATGTTGATCCAGGACAGGACCGGCGCGGTGAAGCCGGTATCGGCGACACCCTGTAGGGCCTGGAATCCGGGGCCGAAGATGAAGAACTCGCCCAGGTGGTCCAGGTCCATGTCGTCGACGATCGTGGTGATCGTGGGGTGCCACAAAAGAGTGTCCTTCTGGCTCCACTTCTGGTTGTCGAGCTTGGACGTCTGCGTGCGGTTGAGCACGTAGCCGAAGAAGATCGGCAGCCCGTTGTAGTTGTCCTGACCCATGAGGATCGCGCGGTATTCCTGGTTTTCGGGGACCGTGGCGATTGGTGCGTGGATACCGCCGTTGGCCGTCGGCACCACGCCCGAGTAGTCGGCACTGAACATCAGTTCTAGGTTCTGCCGGCCGATCTGGCGCATCTCGAAATCCGCAGAAACTGACTGTTTGTCGATGATGATGCGCGTGGGCAGGCCCTCACCGGCAGATTCGATGTTGTTGGCGCTCATGTCGAACGACACATTGATGCCAGAGTCCTTGGCGATGTACCCGACACCCCGATATGCGGGCGGAATGGCCGGGTAGCCGTTCGCGCCCTCGATTGAGCTGCCCAGGATCGGGTTGGAGTCGGCGCGGCACAGCGAGACCAACATGTCCAGCGGTGCGATCTGCAGGGACTTCTGAGATCCCTTGTACGCCTTGATCGACGGGGGAAGAGTTACAGGCATTGGAGTTCCTTTCGGTGCTTAGCTGCCGAGATACCGGGAGTAGTCCGGCATTTCGAGGGGAGTGGCGAACGTGAACGCGAACGTGGCCGGCACGATGCGTTCGTCGTACTCGGCGCCGGGGACTTCCTCGGGGCCGCTGACTTCTCTGACTTCTGTGATCTGAGCCGTGGTGCCGTCGGGCATGTCGATGTCGATTTCGTCCTCGACGCACGACAGCACGTCACGCACCCAGCCGATGAGTGAGTTGGAATCGGTGCGCGAGTTCGTGATCGCCGCGATCAGGGCCGGGGCCTCGTCGTGGCGGACCGTGATCCCGCCACCAGCGCGAGCGATGTAGAGCAGGCGCCCGGTCCAGCCGGTATCTAGGGTGCCGTCGGGAAGTTGGTTGACAACCTGCACGATTGGCAGCAAGGGCTTGAACATGGCCGTGAGCGCGTCCTCGACCATGACTGATCGGACCGTGTACCAGTCGGGCAGCCACGACGGGGGAGCCCAGAAGGTGGTCATGAGGACGCCCGCAGGGATGCCAGCACCTTCTTGAGATCCTTGGCCGCTTCCTGCTTGCGACGGATCGGTGATTTCTTGCGGCGCTGGACGAACCGGCCGCGATCATCGCGCTCTGACTCGTGCCCGAACTCGTGCGATGCGCCGTAACGCAGACCGTCGCCGACGATGAGTTGAGACACCCAGCGGTCAGCCTTGTAACCGCCGATAAATACCCGGACCCGCGCCGATCCCGCTAGGCGCCCAGTCCTCTTGGCGACGATTCCCTGATAACGCACCTTGGCCTCTTCGGTCTTGAGGCGAACAATCCGCATCATCTTGGGGGACATGAGGATCTGTGCAATTGCCTTGTTGGGCTTGGGGATATTGATGTCATCCACGGGGTGCGATCACCCTCCTAAGTCGGTACTTGACATACCCGAATCGATGGCCGGTGATCGGATGGTTGGCGTCGCCGTGCGCGTCAGAGATGACCGAGTAGGTGTCGCCGTTGGTGCGCGTGATCCGGTCGCCCTGTTGCACATTCGAGCCAGTTGGGCAAAACCAGTTCCGTTCAACGGTGCTGCGTCGGCCGCGGTCTTCGTGGTCGAGGCTCGCTGAGCGGATGCGCCCGAACACGGTGTTGTTGATCGTGCCGACTGGCGTGATCTCTTGATCGCTTCCGTCGCGGATGGGCCGGGCCACTTGGACCGGCTCGCCGTAGCGGACTGTCAGTAGGGAAATGGGTACACCTCGTAGGCAAACCCGTCGCAGCTCTGCTGATCCCACGGGTTGTTGGGCACCTGCGCGGTGGGGCCGATAGTGCGCACACCGTAAGCACGCTGCCCAGAGGACGAATCATTCGGTGAAAGCAGTTGCAACGCCCACGAATCGAGCGCAAGCCCACCGAATCGGCTGTCGTGCACCTCGGTATAGGTGATGTCGTCCATCGCTTCGGTGATGGACTTGGCACCCCTGGTGCTGATCTCGATCATCTTGCGCGAGACCAGCTCCAGGGACACCAATTTCGGCAGACCGGGATCGATAGGCGGTGTGCGCGAATCGATGTCCCGATACTCGTTGCGGATGAGCAACGCCGCGAACCCCAGCAGTTGATCCGCCGTGGCCTGTTGGCCAGCGTCGAAAGTCGTCTGCATGTACGTGGCCAGTTCGGCGGCCGTGGCGTACGTGGGCGGCGGTGCCGGGGCGCTCACGGTTACCGCGAACCCTTACCGGCAGCGCCTTGCTGTTCGGGCTCGGGCTGTTCGACAGGCTGCTCCGGTGCAGGCTGCTCTTGCGGCTCGGCCGGGGTGACTTCCACGACACCGGGCACATTCGCGAGAACGCGCTCGATGACCGTTTGGTCGGCAGTACTGAACCGGAATACTCGGTTCTGGCCGTCCGCGGTGAGCTCGGGCTGGAAGTATGCCCACGGCACCAGGCCGTCGTCGGACATGTGGTAGCCCTTGGGTGCCTCAAATACGCGTAGTCCCATGATTGAATCCCTCTCTCTTGATTGGGGTTTGGATTAGGCGCCGGTCAGCGGGTTCAGCAGATCGCCGATCACGCCGTGGTAGGTCTCCGGTCCGTACTGCAAACCGGCCTCGCAATAGATCTGGTACTTATCCGAGCTGCCGGTCTTGGCCAGCGGCTCGGCGGTCACCAGCGGGTGGCCCGGGCGCGACAGGAACCGCGGTGCGCACACGGCGAGATCGACGATGCCGATCCGGTCGGTCGGCGCATCACGGTCGATCAGGATGCCGAAGTCACCGAAGTCGGTCACCAGGGTCTGGATGTCCAGACCGCCGACGTTGCGGCTCAGTGGCGCATGGTTGAGCGGCATCTGGCCGTAGAGGTTGGTCAGCGCGATCTTCTGGGCCGGGTTGACCACGAACATCGTCGAGGCCGGCGACAGGGGGCCATTCTGGTAGATGTTTGCCAGCGCGCCGTCGACGATGGCCTTGGTGATGGCGCGCTTGGTGCCGCCGTTGGCGAACACGTTGGTCAGAACAGCGTTGAAGATGCCGCACGTCTGCCGCGGGGAAGTGGCCACGTTCGGGTTCGCGTACACGCCGTTCAGGAACGACTTGTTCAGATCCTTGGCGATCTTGAGCAGCTTGAGCTGACTCTGGTGCATCACCTCGTCCTGCACGGGGTTGGAGCCATCCGCGGTGTTCAGACCCGAGAGCTGGCCCACGGCAGCCTGCTTGGTGTAGGTCACCTCGAACGACTCGTGATGGATCTCCACGACGTTGGACTGCGGCAGGCGCCCAACCTCGGTAGCTGCAGGTGCCGGCGCGCCCTCCAGCTTGGCGTTGTTGGCCGAGCTGGACTCGATGCCCTCGGTCTGCCACTGGAATGCCGTACTCGTAGTCGGCAGCGGCTCGGAGAATGCGCCGATGGCGCTGAAGAACGGGGTATCAAGGGGCGAGATCTGGAACAACAGACCCGTGTAGTTGGGGGAGTTGAAGGTCGATGCAGCGCCGGTAATGGTGTTAACGGTCATGTCTGCCTACTCCTTTCAGTAGGTCGGGGATTGCCTTGCTTCGATGAGCTGTTGCGCCGCAGCCCGTAGAGCGCCCTTGACATCGCCTGACTTCTCGGCGTGCTGCTGGACGTCTGCTGCTGAGACGGCCCCATTCCCTTGCCCTTGCGCGGGATTGGGCTTCCTGGCCCCCGGTGTCGCCGAGGCGATCAGGTAGGGGTCGGATTGTGCGAGTGCGTCGAGCTTCGACGCGATAGCGGCCTCGTTGATCTGGCCGCTGTCGGTGAGACATTCGGTCAGGTCGATGAGCCGTGCGGCTGTGGTGGGGTTGACGAATGCGCCGTCCGGGCGACTCGCGCCGAGTGCTTCGGCCTTGGCCTGCAACGCCGATCCAAGGTTAGTCTTGGCTGCCGTCTGCGCCGCGTCGAGCTGCGCCTGAAGGGTGCCCATCTGCTCGCGCAGTGTTGCGGCCTCACCCTGCTCGCGCTGGCGCTGCTGCTCGGCAGCATCCAGCAATGGTTTTGCGGTCGCTAATTGTGCCTTGAGTGACTCGATTTCGGCCTTCTGGTTCTTCTCGCTGTCACGCAGGTTGCTGATCAGCGTCGCGGCCTTGTCGGGGTCGTAGTTACCCGGATCAGTACCCCAAGGGGGAGTCGGGGCCGCTGGCGTGGCCGAGGCCGGCGCCTTCGCAGGTTCACCCGCGTTGGCGCCGGGCATGTTGTTCGGAGTCGGTGTATCGGACATGAAAACGTCAGCCTCCTTGGGCTTTTGGGTCGGCACTTGCCGGTGAGATACGGCGTCAGGCGATGCCGTAGATCTGGCGCATAGCCGCCAGAACGTCCTTTGTCTTGCGGTTACCCGCCTGGGCAGCCGCCTTGCCGTACATATCGAAATACGGTTGCCGGTCGAAAACTGCCGGCCGGTCAAGGAACACGGGGACCGCGATGCACTGGCAGTGATCGTGATACTCGGTGCCGCCGTGTTCCTTGTCGCCAGCGGAGGCACCCGATTTGTATGGGCGCCAATCGGCGTCGCGGGTCGCCATCATCACGCAGAACGCGCACGGCCGCATGGATGTCGGCACGCGCACGTAGTACGCCGGATCGCCGCCGACCGCGCCGGGTTTTGTCGGGGCGTGGGTGTACTGCGCGCCATCCTCGGCAGCGTTCATGGCCACGGTCGTGCGCCCACCGCTGGCTACCATCCGCTGCGTCGAGTTGACCAGACGATCGGTCACGACGTTCTCGAACAGGTCGGCACCCGAGATGTCCACCGGCTCGTCGGCCGCAGGGTTGGACGACATTTCGGCGGATGCGCTAGTAGTAGTCCGCTTACCGACGTCCGCGCTGGTAGCGGCGCCTTGCCGTGTGGACGATTTGCGTTGTGTTGCGGTGATTTCGTTGGCCGCTGCCTGCCGGGCGTCAGCTGAGACCTTGAAGGCACTGGCAACCTTTGCGTCCAGCCAACTCTGATCGAGGTCGGGCGCCATAATCCGCGGGGCGCGGCCGGGAATCTGGGCGTCGGCGCGCATTTGGCCGTACATCTGCAGTGACAGCACCGACGACGACCTGGCGTAGGCCGTGACAATGCCCGAGTAGATGCCGTTCACCACGGTCTGAATGCCGGGCGCCGACCAGTCGAGTCCGGCAAGCTGGGTGCCCAGTTGCGTTGCGGCCGAGACCGCTAACGCGTCGGTGGCGATCTGCCACCGTTTGAGGTCAGTCGGTGACTGAGTCTGCGGAGCCGTCATCGTTGTTACCTGGAACCTGTTGGTCTCCGTCGGCGCCCTGCTCTGGTGGCTGCGTCGCGAACTGCTGCAGCTGGCCGGTCACCGCGTCGAGCAGCTTTTGGGCGTCGGCAGCACGCCATTCCTCGGCGATGTTCTCGCGCTCGATGGCGCTGTAGCCCTGGCGCGCGAGTTCGGTCTCGGACCTCGGCGGGATGAGCTGGGCACTGGATCGCTTCACCGCGGCGTCAGCGTCAGCCCCGGGTGTCGGGATGCCGGTCGGGCCCCAGTCGGCCTCGGCGGTGTTCAGCTCGGCGCGCTTGTCGCCCCGCACGAGATAGGTCCACTTGGCGACGTTGACCCAGCCGTTGCCGTTGGCCTTGGCCTTGCGGTCGGTGCGACGCTTGAGTCGGAAATCTGCCTTGCCGATTGAGTCGCCCGATACCGGGTTTCCGGTGTTGATGATGCCCATGCTCTGCGGATCGAGCCCGGTCATGCCAGCGAATAGGCGTGCTTCCGAATCCACGATTTTGAGCAGCCCGTCGGGTGACTGACCTTGGATCACCTCGACCTTGGGGACGTTGCCCTGTTCGTCGGCCTCGATCATCGGCATGAAATCCATGTAGGACTGCCACACGGACATGTAGTTGCCGTTGTTGTCCTGGAATGCCTTCTCGGTGGCCCCGAGGATCATCACTTTCTGGATGACGTGAAATTCGCGCATTACCTCGACTGACACCTGCGTGCGGGCCGCGCGGTTCGTGCAGTTGCGCCAGGCGGGCAGGATTTCCGAGGTACCCCAGCGCTGCTGTGTGGTGGCCCGGTTCGGGAAAGCTACGACTGGGCAGCCGAATTCGGCGGTCTGCCGGTGTTCGTCGCGGTCGATGACCAGCCAGGAACCACCCGCCGACACCATGTGAGTTGTGGCCTGGGGCGTGTAGAGCGCAGCCCGCATGTGCGCGTAGTGCTCACTGTTCGGATCGATATCGAGATAGGTCTGATAGGCGCATGTCGTGATGCCGGTGGCCCGGTCGACGTAGGCGGTCATGTTCAGCGGCGATTCGGCGGTGATGAGCGGAGAGCCATCGGGGCGCGTGCCGATCAGCACGTACCCGTTGCCGTCGATCATCGAATCGTCGTGCACCATAGGCGCTTCGGCGTCGATATTATTCGCCTGGAACACCTCTTGCAGCTCGTCGTCAACTTCTGACTTGCCCTTGAGCAGGATTCCCTGCAGCGAAAGCCGGTCCGACACAGCGTCAATCGCTGAGCCATTCCAGCCCAGGATGGCGCGCAACGTCTCCAGCTCAGGCGGAATCGAGATACCCAGCGACTTGATCGGCTGCATGCCCTCGTAGAACGCACGGGACAGCAGGTACTCGCCGCGGCGGTTGAACAGCACTGATGCCAGGCGCCACGCGATGAGCTGCTCTTGCTCGGATAGCTCGGCGCTGGTGGCGGTGACGGGCAGCATGTCAACGAGAGGAAGTGTCACGCGGGTATACCTCCTATCGTCTGGCGATCATTCGCCCCCGACCAGGGGCGAACTGACCTTGTTGCGGCTTGGCATTGAGCTGGTGGTACATCAGGCGGGCGCCCACGGCGGCCACCGCGGCGTCGATCTTCTTGGCCGACTCGCGATGCTTTTTCATCAGCGAGACGCCGTATTTGCCCGGCGCGCGTTTGGCATTGAGTGCGTGCGCCCGTAGCAGCATGTTGCGGTCGTGGGTAAGGCGTTTGTCCTTGATCTCCGAGACGAACCGCTCAGCCTCGGCGACGAACAACTGCGTGTGGATCGGATTGCGCATATCCCAGATGATCGGATGGGCATACGGTCCAGTCTTGACCGCCGGAAGCCTGGTCAAAGAGTTGCCGAACAGCAGGCGCCAGTCCTCGATATAGCTGTCCCAGAACCGTTCTCCGGTCTCGTCATCTCGCGCGCCCGAAGGGTCGCACCAGAACGCGACGACGCGCCAACGCTCCCGAGCCTCACGGACCCGTTGATCAACCGCCGGCCTGCTCACCATCCAGGGCGCCTCACCCGGCTCGGGCTTGCGCTTCTTGGTCGGCTTGGCCCATATACCGATCGTGAACACATGCCCGTCAGACAGGCGGCACCCCATGAGCGCGGTCGCGTCATCGGTTTTCGAGCAGTCCAGGAACATGGCGATACGCTCGCCGTCGTCAACTGTCCTGTCGCCCTTGCATGCATCCCACTGCTGGCGATCCATCCAGTCGTCATCGGTGGCGACGATCTGGTTGTACCACTTACGGCGCTGCTCACTCGGGGTCGCCGTGCCCTTGAGGGCCGAGTCTCGCGCGGTAACCGGGTCGATCCAGTACGAGTCACCGCGCACCGCCTCGACGACCTCGACGAAAGCCTCGGCAGTGAACGGCGCGTCCGGGGGAGCCTCCAGCGAGTCGTAGAGGTGCCCAACGTCGATAAACGTTGCGGCCCGGTCCAATTCGGGCCGATCCTGCGTGGCCTCCCACGCGTCACGCTCTTCCTGTCCAACCGATTCATCATTGGGACGGAACGCATTGCAGATATCCAGGGAGCGACCCTGGCTGATCTTGGCCCGGTTACCCTCAGCGGCCTCGGCCAGTGCCTTGCCGTTGTTCGAGCTGTTCCAGTTCTGCGTCTCGTTGCGGATGATCGTGTCTGTCCGGTTGCCCTCGATCGACAGAGGATTCGAGGTCACACCCTCGATCAACCGGCTGCCGTTCATGCCCCGGCACGTGACGGTGGTGGTGACGATGCCGTAGTACTTGCGGCATGCGTCGGTGAGCATCACCCGGACCATGCCCAAGGTGTTCTTGGTCTGGTCCTGATCGACCGCGAGCACCTGGACCCACGCCGAGTTGTTCTCCCGGCCGACCGGCTGACCGTCGGCGCCCCAGTGATCGAAGATGCACGGCGCGAACGCCGAGGGGAGCGCTACACCGCCGGCGGCAAGCGGGTCCTTGCCGTGCCCCTTGAGCCGCTGCCAGGTAACCGTTGGATGCTGCACGCGCCCGGTCTCGTCGAGCGACCAGTACCAGAGCAGCATCCGGGCCTGCTCCATGGTCCACTGCCACGGCTGGCCGTTCGAGTCCTTGAGCCAGTAGCCGGTCCATCCGAGCATTTCCCACCCGAGGGTGTGCTCGGGCAGCTTCCAGCCGCGCTCAGCGTCCCAATCCCACGTCGGGCCGATGCGCTCGGGCACGAACCGCTCATACGTCGGCGGCGCCGTCCGGGGGACGTGATGCCGGTACCACTCGACGACGTGCGAGTAGTCGTGCCGCACCAGCAGGGCCGGTGCGCCGATGGACGCCATCTAGTGGACCGGGCGAACCCAGACGCGCAGGATCGGAGCGCCCCGGGGCCGCGTCTTGAGCGCCGTTCCGTAGATCGTGCTCACGAGTTCCTCGGGGATCTCCGTGTCGGCGTGGATGAACACCCGCTCGACGCGCAGCCCCTCGAACGTCGCCGGATTGCACCCAGCCGCGAAGATGAACGGCGTTTCGATGCCGAGCTCGTGCGCGAGCTGCTGCGCCTCTTGCTTGGACTGCGCGATGACCGCCGTGATCATGCGCTGGCCTCCGGTTTGATCGACCAACGCGAGTTCGCGGCCGCGCGCTGCTGGTCCCCGCGCGTGCTCTCCGCGCCGGCACTGCCCGCCTGCGTGTCCGGCAGCTTGAGCTTGGCCAGCAGCCCCGCCAGCGTGGCCCGGTGCTGGCGCAGCTCGGAGACCAGCGGGTTGATCACCTGCTGGCCCATTGAGCCGCTGACCATGAACTCGTCGCGGGCCTTTGCTGCCTTCCATGCGCTTTGAATGTCGTCGATCAGATCGGCCTCACGGCAGGCGTCCTCCAGCACCCGAACCTCGTCCGGACGCAGGATGTAGCCTTGCGATTTGGTCGAGTTCCACAGCTTGCGACCGCCCTTGCCGAGTTCGCGCGGAGCCGCGGGGAATTTCGTCGTAGTCGTCATCCCGGTCTGCCTCCTTGTGCAGATCGACGCCCGACGGCCTTCCGTCGAGCTAAGAACTTCCCGACACTTCTCGCGAGTTCAGCCATGCGAGGAATCCGGGGTCGTAGTTGCGTATCGCTCGAGCCGGCAGCCTGTAGCCGCAGCCCAGATCGATCTGCACAATCAGCTGGTCAGGCCAGGGGAGCGCGCCACCGGTGGCGTACTCACTCACCAGTGCTGCCGATCCTCGACGTACGCCCCGCAGATCGTGAACCCGATCGGGATCAGCGCAGCGAGAGCAAACCAATGTGAGATGCACTCGACCGCGACGCAGACACCGATGATCGAGAGGAAACTCAGCGCGTAGAGCGCACATACAGATCGCACAGAACCTCCATGGCGTCGCCGAAAAACACTGAGCTGGCCGCACGCTGCGACGGAGCTGCTATTGAGCTTCGGCGGGGAACCGGCGTTGCCGGGTTACCCCCCCTATGCCTTCGATATGGCATTAACCATTATTGGAGCATTAGCTGAGGGGATTGGGCCCACGCTCGGAGCTGGGTTTGCTACAGCAGTCCCGGGTGTCGTTCGGGCTGGCGATGTTTCGGCCGGCGTGCTCGTGCTGCGGCGCGGGCATTGCGTGAGTCCGCGCCGGTCTTGGGCTTGTGGCATGGCTCGCAGAGCAGCTGCGCGTTGCGCCAGTGCGTGGCACCGCCTTCCCAGTGGGCCACTATGTGATCGCAGTACAGGTAGACCCCGGTTGCGCCACATCCGTCGGCCTCGGGCTTGCCGTCACCTCGCGCCCCGCAGTAGCGGGGTAGTCGCTGTAGCGCGTCGCTGCGCATGCGCTGCTCGTCTGTGCGTGATGGGCGCGGTGTGCGGCGCTCGGTCCATGCCATCTTTGATTGGCCCTTCTATCGGACGCGTCTGCTGGCGTCCTGTCAGAATGGCGCCGTGGATATTTATGCGAGCGCTGCCCAACTGCGCGAGGGTGATCTCATCGTCTCTGCCTACGGTGTGACGGAGCCCGATGGACGCCTGGTGCCAAGCGAGCCTTTCGAGGCAGGCAAGGTGTCTACGAACATCCATCTTCGCGACGAAGTAATCGATGTGGCGAAGAAGGGCGGCACTGAGGCTGACCTCCGTAAATATCGGCGCTATGAACGGGTGTTGGTGCGGTGGGTGCCTATGGACGAGCACGCTCAGGACGGCTTGAACGCGGCGATCTCGATCCTTGAGCTGTACGGGCACCGCAGTGAAGCCAGCCTCTTGAAGTCAGTCATCAAGGATCACGTGACTCCGCCGAATGAGCGAGTGGAGATATCGAGCCGGTTCTGAACCCGGATGCAATAAAACCCCAGCTAAGCCGGGGTTTTTCGGGCAGCGTCATCGACTGACAAGTCGAAGTATACGCAGGTCAGGACGCTTTTGCTTGCAGCCATGCGATTCGGCGTGTGGGGAAGACGCTGCCGTCACGTTTCGCGGAGCACCGCACTACGCATCGCTCGCCTATCGGGTAGCCCATTGAGGCGTTTTGCCTTCCGGCCAAGTGACGGTAAAGCACGTCTCATCATGCATGTCGTCTCGTTTGGTCTCTGAGACCTTGGGCTCGGTAACTCCCGTAAGACTCTGCGCATATATAGGTGACGCAGGGTCGAGTCGATCGATCTTATAGTCGAGTCGATCCTCCATGTTCGCTATATCGATCGCATCGAAAATCCGTACTTGCGCAGCAAGTGCCGCAGCACCGGATTTATAGCAGTGCGGCCCGTCGGCTAGGAGTTGCACTATCGGTTCATGAACTGCGGAAACAGTGTCTAGCCTGTTCGATATTTCGTCCAGTCTGTCGTGTGTTCGCATCGAGTCCGTTGTTGCCCCTATTCCAATTATTAGTGCCATGCCGCCTACAAATAGATAAAGGAATAGAACTGCCTTCCCTTGGGATTTGAGTTCAGCCGTCAATTTCGCGTATTCGGCTCTCGATATAGCCGCATCCTCGCGTTCGTCTACGACTCCCTGATCGTCGCCCACAAAAGTCCCTTTCGTCCGTACCGCCGAAGCGTCATTGTCCCTCGGCACGCCCATGGGCGTCGCGTTTCGACTCTTCGCGGCCGGACCCGGGTCCGTTCAGGATCTCGCACCCCGGACCCATCTTGGGCGCGTAGACGGTCGCACCGCAGTGGCACGTCCACATGTGGTGCTTGCCGCCGCATGCGCACGGGCGGCACCGCTGCGTCCACCCCGGTTCGTCGGCGCTGTGCCAGTTGGGGCAGTAGGTCGGGCTGACGACGGTCCAACCCTTGCCGTTGGGCACGAGGTCACCGACGTATGCGTTAGGGAACCGATCACGCGGTGGTCGTGCCATGCGCACGTTGTACTACTGGCCACCGACAGGTGTGAAGTTGTCCATAGTCCGCCAGCGCCGAGGGCGCAGCCATACGATCCTGATGTGCCCAACTTGAACCAGCCACATGGTCAGCCGATAAACATCGAACTTGCGCAGAATGGCGATTCCTTGGCCGTCGATCGGGGCCAAGGGTTGCAGTTATTCCAGGTGCGACACAAGACTATTAAGGCGGGTAGGGACGCGGACGGCAACCCGACCTCGTTGGTCGTGCTCACTTCCGGACCCGTGCCTGGCGAGACTGAGCCATGGACGATCGAAGGACCTCCGGGGACTCAGGTAATCCGGGTGGGGCCTCCTGTCTAAATCCTCGCCTCGCGCTCGTTTTCGTCCTTCCAGCGCAGCTGCCGCGCCTGACTCAGGCTGAACACGCGGGGATCGCCGCGCCGGATACGCACATTGACGATTCGGCCGGCGTGAATCCACCCTCTGATGTGCAGGCGCTTCGTCCGAATCCATTCGTAGAGCTTGACGCGCGAGACCTTCTCGTCGATCGATTCGAGGATCTCGAGTAATTTGGCCTCGGGCATCAGGTCACGGGCTACTTCTGCGCGCAGCCGGTTCTTGTCCGCGTCGATTCTGGATCCGCAACGCGGGCAGTTGATGAACTGCTCGTCGGCCTCCGTGTAGAGCATTTCGTCGCATTGGATCTGTTCGCCGCGTTGGTTGTGGCCCGTGACGGTCGGGCATGGGCCTGCGAACCGTCGATCGGTTCGGTTGATGGTTTTGAGGATTGACTCGCACAGCTCTTGCATGTCGAGTGCACACTCTTCGGCACCGGGTGTGAGCGCGATGACGTGGGCATGCTCGGCGAGCCATTCGCACATGTCGGCCAGCGTCGGCTGGTAGCGGTAGGGGAGTCGCCGCCAGCGCGAATCGGATAGGGGGCCAATGAAGTCGAGGGCGACGACGCGCACGGGCTCGAACGCAATGCCGCGGTGCTCGCAGATGGATCGGACCCACGTCGTGATGGTGTTGCGAGCACTGCGTCCGAGGTCGATGGGTGCGCCCGTGCTGTCGAACCGAATGGGGCTGGGTTCGTCACTGGAACGCCCGATGCCGCCGCGCGTGAGTACGTCTTGCTTGGTGAGCGTGACATCGAGTTCGACGACGAGCCATGCGAGACGTTCCAGATGTTCGGCAAGTTCGGTGACGCATCGCGGGCACAGGAACAGTTGTGCGGGCTGGGAGCACTTGCGGCACTTGGTCACTGAGCGTTTCGCCTCTCATTCTTGGTGATCAGTGCGTGGGTCAGTTCGCGCACGCCGTCTGCGATGATGCGATGGTCGATCGAGCCCGGAAAGTACAACCGTTGCGTGAACTGCCCCGGGAGCTTGCGCATCTCGTTGGCCCAGTCGATCGCGTCGAGGTCAACGTCGTTGTAGAACATGTTGAACCACGGGCCCGGGTCGAATGGATCATCAGGAAGTGCCGGGAACGGAATCGGCGGCCAACCCAGGTCGCGCAACGTCGCCTCGGCCATGCCGCCGCCTCCGTTCCGCTGTAGTGGCGTCATCGGACCTCCTTGAAGGTGCAGCGGGCGAAGTGCACGATCCGGTAGTTGCGTCTCCGGCAGCGTTGTTGGGGTGCGGCTTTGCATGTGGGGCATTGGATGCGCAGCGCGGCCAGGACTGCGGGAGATTTGGGGTTGGCCAGTTTCGGGATCTTGCCTTCGGCCATTAGCGAGCTCGCGCGATCGTGGGCCACGGCAGTGTCTGTAGGGCGGTGTGGTGCCGTTCCTTCGGTTCGAAGGGGATGGGGTCGCCGAGTTTGTATGCGCCGATCGTGGCGTAGCCGAATGCGTCGGCTACGTCGTCGGGGTTGTCCTTCTTGCGCCAGGTGCTCAGCGGCTTGGGCAGGTCGAACCACTCGTCGATCACGTCGATCACGTCGAGTTTTGAGGCGTTGCCTGCGCCGGTGACCCATGCTTTGGCCGTGGTGTTTCCGACGACCACTGACGGGATCGCACGGGCATCGAACGCTTCGAAGATCATGTGCCACAGTCCGGATCGGTCGAATTCGGATCCGCTGACGCTGATGGCGTAGGGGTGTTCTTCGATAATCACGATGTCGGGGCGTCCAGCGGCGTTGGCCGCTTTCCAAACTTCGGTGCGTAGCTGCCGGATCCGGTTGTTGCGGCTGTGGTAGGTGGCGCCGTTGTGTCCGTCGCGCCCGTAGCGCCCGTAGTGGGCTGGCCGGCCATCGACGAGGACGGCGACGCCGGTACTGGTCAAACTGGGATCGATTCCGACTGCGATAGCCATTAGGCGGTGCCTTTCGGGTGGTGAGGGCAGTGGTAGGTGCGGGTTTTCGCGTCGTATCGCCACGCTGGCGATCGTTCGGAGGGCAGCCGGATCGCGGCGCAGTCATCGCACAGCAGTGGGGCCGGTTCGCGTGTGCAGTCGGGGCGGTGGGTGCCGTGGCGGTGGTGGTGTAGTCCGCAGCCGGGGCACCAGGCGTCATCGACGGTGTGGTTGGCGCCCATCTGCGGTGCGGTCAGTGCGGGCATTAGCAGGCTCTGGTCGCGGTGATCATCAGGGGGTGCTCACTCATCGCCGGCAGTCTTCTCGAGTGCGGCGCGGGCGAGTGCGGACCCTTTGGCTGCCGTTTGGCCGCGGTCGACGTGATCGCAGACGTGGGTGCCTCGGTATCCGTCGTCGTCGCAGAGCTCGCAGAGTTCGATCGCGGCGAGCTTGGCCTCGTACGCGACCTGCTGCTCGGCTTCACGTTGCGCCCGTTGCTGTTCGCTGTTCACCCGATCCCAACGCTCGCGGGCCACCCGAGCGTCGCCGCAGGCGCGACACGGGGCCTCGGTTCCGCCAGGGTGGCTTGGGCAGTAAGGAGGCGGGGGGTCGGCGGAATCCGGTTCGTCGTCCTGGTGACCTTCCGTACTTACGTAACCCCTACTAGGTGCAGGCTGTAGGGAATTAGGTTGTATGTGCAGGTGCAGGGAATCGGCTTGGGTTTCCGATTGGGTTTCGTCACCGGGGTCGGTATTACCCTTTTGGTTGGTTACTCCGTTCCCGTTTTGATTGGTGGTCGGTACCTGTTCGGGATCGCCATTCGGATTCCCGAACGTGTTCACATACGGAACCTCATCTGAGGTCTTCGCGGTCAGTAATAGCTCCACCGATTCGCGGCTGATCGCGTGCGTCCATGACGAGTAATCGGGGTGATCGCCCTTGTCCCGGTGGACCTCTGAGGCGATCACGGCCTTTAGCTGGCGCGAGAACACCCCGAGGTATGCGTCGGCCACGGCCACGGCCATCTTGGGGTTGCGTAGCAGTTCCTCGGAGCGGATATATGCGCGCACCAAGACTTCCTCGGTGTCTTCGTCGAAGAGTGCGAATCGTTCGCGTTCCAGTTCGGCCGCAGCGGTCTTGATGTAGTCGAGCGTGAGGCCGGCGGCCTTGTTGATGAGCCGCTTGGGGCGCCAATCGGTGACACCGCAGTGCGACAGCTTGGGGTCTGGGATCAGGATCCGGAAGTACAACCACTGCGCAGCTGGGGTCAGCTGCTCTACGTGGTCATCTCCGGCAATACTGATGCGGATGCGGGCGTATTCCCGGGCCATGGTTTTCTATCCCTCTTTCGTTGTCTGGTTTGCGATTTCGAGCAGCACGTCGGCATGGCACGGGGAATCCAGCGGGCACCAGCAAGCCAGATCGCGGCCACGTAGCTCGGCCCGGATCTCGTCAGGGGTCGGGACCGGCGGCTGTCCGGCCAGCGGGTAGAGCACGGCATGCCGGTACTTGGTGGCCGCGTCAACACGGCCGTCCGCGATGTAGTCAGGGCACGCCAGCAGCTCGGGCCCGCAGCTCGGGTTGTGGATGTGTACCACCCATGGGTTGCCCCACCGACTCGGCCGCCCGACGTAGATAGCGCCCTTGGGCATCTGCCAGCCCGCGGTGCGCTTACGCTGGATTCGTTCAGCCATCAGACCACCACCCCGACGAGGGCTGCGTCGATCAGCACGAGCGCGTGTGTCACAACAAGCCAAACGATCTCGGACCAGCTGTAGCGGAGCGCCTGACTAAACGCATGCCAGGACAGCCAGGTGGCGACCACGGTGAGTGTGAGAGCGAATGTGGGCCAGTTCATCAGAAGCACTCCCCGGCATGAATAGTGAAGCACCTAGGGCACTTCCGCTCTTGCGGGCCAAGGCGGTCGGGGTCGATATCCTCAGGGCTGTCGACGGAGCAATCGTGATGGACCACCCGACTATGCAGGAAGTCCACCAAGTCGCCGGGCTTGATCCTTTCGCCGCAATTACGGCAGATGCCCCAGTGCTTCGCCTCGAACGCCATCAGAGCACCCACCAATCGCCGTCGTCCTCGACAACCACCACAACCCACCCCGTGAGCGCGAGCACCGCGAGGGCGATCAGGATCATCAGCCAGTGCCAGTCGATGAGAATCCAGTCGATCATTTCGTCCACCTCTCAGTGCATGCTGCGCAACGGATTTCGTCTCGGTACTTGGCGACCAGGTCGCCGGGTTGGTATTCCATGCCGCAACCGCCCTTGCATGTGCCACGGCAGATGCTCGTGAACGTGTACACGGGCTCGGGGGTGCTCATGCTCCCGCCTCGAAATCGAGTGGTGCCGCCTGCAGTCGCGTGCGTAACGACAGCTCCAAATACTCAGCCTTCAGGTCGATGCCGATGTACTTGTGGCCGACGCGCTGCGCAGCCATTCCTGTTGTGCCGGAACCGCTGAACGGGTCGAGCACGGTGCCGCCCGGTTTGCACCCAGCGGCGATGCAGCGCTGCGCGAGCTTGGAGGCCATGACGGCGAAGTGCGCGCCCGGGAACGGCTGTGTGGGGATCTCCCACACGTCGCCGGGGTTGCGGCCGCCCTTGTCGGTCCATGTGTGTTGGCGCCCAGTGGCGCCCATGTTCGACTGGTCGTTCCAAGCTGTCGGCCGAGACTCGGGCGGTACCCAAGGTGTCCTTACGCTGTTGGCCTTGTTGACCCGCCCGGACCGTACACGCCTCGATGTGTCCCGATCGCCGTCGTACTGCTCCCTGACCGCGTCGAGGTCGAACCAGTAGCGCGGCGACTTGGAGAACATGAATACGTGTTCATGGCGTCCCGATAGCCGGTCAGTCATGCTCTCGGGCATAGCGTTTGGCTTGTGCCAAATGATGTCGTTGCGCAGGATCCAGCCGTCATCCTGTAGCGCGAACGCCACCCGCCACGGCATTCCCAGCATGTTCTTGGCCGGGCGGTCGGAGCCCTTCGTGGGCATGTTCTGCATGAGCTGCACACGTCGGCCTTGCAGCGCGCTCGTGCCGCCCGGGTCAGTGTGACCACCTGCGGCTGAGTAGCTGTCACCGAGGTTGAGCCAGAGTGTCCCGTCTGCGGCAAGCACGCGGCGCAGCTCGGCGAACAGCGCGCGCATCGTCTCGACGTACTCGGCGGGTGATGCCTCCAGCCCGTACTGGCCGGGCTCGCCGTAATCCCGCAGGGCAAAGTACGGCGGGCTCGTCACGATGCAATCGGCCGCGCCATCGGGCAGCGTCTTGGCCACCTCGAGCGCGTCACCGTGGTGCAGCGTGACCGAATCATCTTGGAAATACGGGGTGATCATGCGCCGACCCCGAATAGCTCCAGTTGTCCGACTGGCTCGCCGCTGACGCCGAGGATTGCCGCCAGGCAGTCCCATTCGCGGTCGCGCAGGTCGAACACGATGTCCATGTGTGCTTCGTCTTCATCCTCGGTGGGGTGGTAGCGCTCGCGCCCCATGGAGTCGGTGTGCGCCCGGGGCTCGCCGTCGTAGGTCCAGTGGCAGCGGCACCACATCGCGGTGCGGTGGCGCTCGTCAAGTTCAGCTCTGTCGATTGCGGCCAACTCACTGAACAGCTCGGCGGGAATTGTCGTGCTGAATGCCCGAATCTGACTGGCAGTAACGCTGACTCGTACACCCCCGCTCATTGGGCTTGTGATCTTGTTGCCGTGAGTCTCGTAGCTGTTCATCCACGCCGGAGCGCCGTCACGCGGCGAACCCAGGTACCCGCCCCGCCTAGACATATGACTCTGCAAACCCTCTTCGGATAGCAAGGCGCGGCTGATGTTCAGGCCGACGGTCCACAGCAGCCAGCGCTGATCTTCGGTCAGGGTCACGACAGGCACCCCCACGACGCGCACCCGGGGGCACCGCACAAGCGCGAGCAAGTGCTCGGCCGCGCCGGATTGTGTTCGCCGCCGTTGGACGGTAGTTGTAGGACTAACTCGGCCCACGTCTTGCCGAACAGGCTCACCGCGATCAAGTCCAGCGCAGCATGGATGGCGATATCGACTGCCTCGCTGACGATTACGGCGTACGGAATGTTCTGCACCTGCCACCAGGCGACGGGCGGGTACTCGCCGAGGGGGTAGTCATCGACCACCGTGGCGGGAGCAGAATCGCCACGGTGGTCGATGACTGGTTGGGTGGGCATTTACTTGCCGTCGCCCTCGGTGGCGTCGGAGAACGCGGGGCCTCCGGTGAATGCGACCACAGTGCTGTCTTCCTCACTGTGGCCCTGGTCGTCGTTGTCGACGGGCGGTTTCGGGGCCTCCGGGTCGATGGGGTCGCCCTCTTCGTCGAACATGGGAGGCTCGTTGGTGCGGGCTTCGGCACGTTCGGCTTCGTCGCGTTCAGCGGCCTCTGCAGCGGCTTTCGCTTTCGCCGCGGCCTGCATCTGTTTGATTTCTTCCTTGGTGGGCGGTCGCTCTGTGCCGGGGCGCCACATATCTCCGACGCGTCGGCAGCGGCGAATGGGGATCTCGTTTTGGCCGTCCTCGGTGAACCGAATGGACTCTTCGGTCACTTCGAGCTCGACCATCAGCGTGACCCGGCCTAGGCCGTTGGGCGCGTCATCGAGCGTCGCGACGTGCGCACCAGACAGGTAGATTTCGGCGCGCTCACCCGTGGTCGGCGCGTCGGGATCTTCGATTGTGTCCAGGGCATTGGTGGATGGGAGTGCTTCGGGCATGTCGGTCACGAGCATGGTTACTAGTTCCCTTCGGTGGTGGGATCCGCAGCGGGCGCTGTGGATTCGGACTCGTCGCGAGCAGCGTCGGACAAAATGCCGGCGATCTGGTCGTCGAGTTCGTTCTGTTGCTGCCAGACGTAGAGCTGGTCGCAGACCTTGCCGACGGTCACGTCGTCGAGGTCGTTCGTCGACTCGACGTCGGCCCGTCCGGTGATGGCCCGGTAGACGGCGATCCGGCCGTCACGGTCCTCGTTACCGGCGATCCCGGCGTCGCCGAGCAGCGCGAACAAGCGCTTTTCGAGTGGTGCGCGGAGTTTCGAGACGTTGTGCGGTGCGGCCTTTTTCGCGGGTTCCCTCTTGCCCGGCGCCTTCTTCGGCTCGGTCGCCGCGATGTAGTCGGGGTTCGGCTGCGAGTCCTTGGTCCGCGGCGGAAGGTTCGGTTCAGGCTCGGCTGGCGACGGTTCGGGGGCCACGTCGCCAGCCGGCGTCTCGGGTGCGTCCTGCGCCCCGGTGGGCGGGTTGTCTCGCGCGGTGCCGTTCGACGACAGCGGTACCTCTTCGGCGAAAATCTCGTCCTCGGTGACGCGGGTCGTCGTGACGCGAGCTGGCGCGGCGCCGCGCTCGTCCATCCGGTCGAACTGCCGCTGGTCCTCGGATTCGAGTTCTTCGCGGGTGTAGCTGATACCCATCAGCACGTCGGGTGCCAGTTCGCGGCACACCTCTGCTTGCGCTTTGGCTTTGAGCATCGTTTGCGGGTCGGTGATGTACTTCATGTTCCCGACCACGGACACCCTGGCTTTGCCGTCCCACGTTTTGGTGACGGTCACCCAGTCCTCATCGACGCTCGGACGGCGCAGCGAGGTATCACTGGACGGGATGGGCACGTATCCGGCCTGAATGGCGCGCTCAATCGTCCAAGTGCTCGTCGATGTCTCACCGTCTGGCGCCTCACCTTCGACGGTCACGCTGGTATCGGACTGCTCAACGGTGCGGATCTTGTGGCCGCGAGACTTGAGCAGCCCGACCATGGTTCGCGCTTCCAGCGACGGCATGCCATGGATTGGCACCACTCGTTGTAGCGACTGAATCGGGTTCAAGCCGAGCTCGGCGCCATACAAGATCGCGGCGGCGGCATCGTCGGCCTTGCCGAAGAATCGTTTCGGCACCATCTGCGTTCGGACCATCGCCTTGGCCAGTTGGTGCGCGGTCTCCATGTTCTGCGCGTGCTCGAGCAGCATGTTGCGCGCCGTTGTCGACGGCACCCGCGCCGCAGGTAACAGCTCCAGCGCCGAATCGGAGCGCTGGGCAATTTCATTGCTAGTCATAGGTGGTATGGCGCCTTTCTTATGAGGTGGGTTGGTAGAACGCTTCGAGGGATTCCTCGATCTGCTTGATGGCCCAGCCCGCCATGCCCACGGACTGGATGCCCTCGTATCCGGGCCAACGGCCCGATTCGGTGCAGCGCGCGAACAGTTCGATCGCTGCCCGGTTTTGGCGGTGCCCCAGCTCCACAATCTCGGGGTCGATCGAACACACCGACACCGTGTATGGCGCTGTCTTGGACTGCACGATGAACACGAACCCGACATCGTCGTAGCCGAGTTCGGCGAGCCCGACCTCATAGAACGCCTGCTGCATGTGGTAGCCGTAATCCATTACAGCGCGCTGGAATTGGCCAGGATTGGCCGATGTGGCCGTTTTGTAGTCGACGCATATCGTGCGGCCCAGGCCGTCGGTGATGAAGTCTGGACGACAGCGCAACCGCACACCGGTGGCATCGTCATGCCAGTAGATGGAATGCTCCGCGCGCCCCTCGGCCAATAGGCGAGCCGCCGTCCGGTGCTGAAACACCTTGCCCGCCATGGTTTGAGCCTTCTGCATGTCGGCTTTCGCGATCGGGATACACCCCTTGTCGCGTGCCGCCTTCGCTGCGTTCTTCCACATAGAAGTCGCCGTCGGCACCTTGGCCGGTTTCCCGTCCGCCGTCAGCCCGACCACCTTCGGGTCGAGCATCGCCAGCCGAGACCCTTTACCCAGCACCATTTTGTGGGCTGCGTGTCCAAAGTCGTAGTTACGGTTCGGGTCACGCGGCGTGCGCCGGTTGAAGTCAAATTCTTCGGGGGTGCTAGCCAGCAGATCGCGAGCCCCAGACGACGACAGCGACGCTAGATCGCTGTGATAGACATCGTCGTCGATCATGGCGTAAATGCCATCGTTGGAAGGTATTCCAGTCACGTCCACACGCGACGGTACCGTGTCAATGCGGTGCTTGAGTTTGCCGCACTCAAGCTGGTCACGGCAGCCGAAGCACAACCACTTCTCGTGACCGGTGCAAAACGCCGGCCGCTCACCAGCGCGCTGGCGGCTGTATTTCTGTGCGAAACCACAATTCTCGCAACGGTCAGGGGCCGGTCCGCGCGCACCGGCGGCAGCCGCGGTCATGCTGCAACCGCCGCTCGCAACTCGTGAGTGTCCGTGATGATGCGGCGCGGAGTTTTCACGACTGACCCCCTTGTGATTTCAGCCATGTCTCGATCTGCCCGATGGTTTCGGCGATCGGGTCACCGGGGTCGATGAATGGAGAACAGAGCTGGTAGACGATCCGGCCGGTGTAGGTCATGCCGATCTGTGTGGCAGCCTCGGTGATTTGCGCCAAGTTCCGCTCGGCCACTGAGCGATCGGTCATGACCATGGTCCGACCGGTGAGCGGATGCTTAGCGAGTGTGCCGTCCGGGTTCTTGATCGCATAGAGGACGACAAATCCCTCGGGGATGTTGAAGCTCACCGGCCCACCATCTCTCGGTGCTCGCGCGTGCTGATCTGATTGCGTAGGCGCGTAATCACGCCACGCAGTGCGGCATTCGACCGGCGATAGTTCTCGATGCTTCGCCCGCGCCGATCAAATTCGCGATTACGCATCGCCTTGTCTGGGTGCTCCAGAGAGAGCACGACGTACCCCTCGGTAATCCCCTGCATAGAAGCGCTGTTGAGTACGTGCGTGATCTTCCATTCGCGCCACGTGCGACCTTCGAAGACGATGCAGTCGCCCGCCTGGTAGTCCACGTCCGCGCGGCGGGTCAGGTGCGTCAGCTTTCCGTCCCACAACAGCCAGTGCCAGTGATCGTTGATCGCGACTTTGTGCAGAGTCACCAGCCCGCCTCCGATGCGCGAATTGCGGCGCTGGCCTCGTCGCGCTCATCGTCACGGCTGGCGAAGAACTGATCCAACGCCTGTTCGAGGTGCGGCATGTCGTCGCTCAAGTCGACGCCTGCAGCCTCGGCGGTCTCCTTGAGTGCATCCATGGCGCCGGTCACCCTGTCGATAACCTTGTTGAGGTCCAACACGTTTGGGGTTGCGTCGGTTGTCATGCCCCGACCCCAATCTCTGCGGCGTAGGCAGCTGGCGCCGCGAACACGCCGGTGACCACGATTGCGATTACGGCGATGAACAGCAGAACCGCTGAGCGATCGCGATAGCGGCCACGGCGGTTGATCCGCAGATCCGCCCAGATCGCGGCGGCGAACACGGTCATGGCGACCAGGAAGTCACCGTGATGACCGTCGGAGAGCGCGACCAGCGCGAACACGAGCGCGATGGACCCGATGGTGATCGCGGCGTTGCGCATGATGGTGAAGTTCATCGGACACCCGCCTGCGCCGCCTTGTATCCGGCGGCGTATGCCTGCGCGAGCGCGTTGACCGCGCAGTTTGCGGCACCAGCGCCGTACGTCAGGAACTCGTACGTGGCGTCGCCGACGTTCGCTGTGACATGCCAGGGCCGGATGGGATCGGCCCCGTCGGTTGGTGTTGCTGTTGCGATCGTGAAGCCGTCGATCTGGGCTGTGACTTCAGATCCGCTTGACTGCACGTACGGAATGAACGCGGGCCGCGCTGGTGCGGCCTCGTCAAGAGGTGCATCTCCGACGCGCTGAGTAGGGGTGGGGATATGGTTCGACAA